GTGTTCACCGGTGCGCTCACCATGTCGCGCCGCGAGGCTGCCGAGGCCGCAGCGCGTGTCGGCATCACCACATCACAAAGCGTGTCGAAAAAGATCCATATGCTGGTCGTCGGTGACCAGGACCTCTCGGCGCTGGCGACGGGAGGCCACAAGAACGCCAAGCACCGGAAGGCCGAACAACTCATTGCCGAGGGACACGACCTGAAGATCATCGGAGAAACGGAGTTCCTGGCATTCGTCGCCACGACCTGAACCGGCCTGGGAGTCGGATCTCAGGGGTGAACTTCAACATGTTGGCAGCCATTTGGCCCGCAGAGGCGATTGCGGAGCGGACCATGCGTCCGAGCCTCTGCTTGCCTGCCTGTGGATCGAAACCGGTCCACCCAAGGCTGAAACGGGCGCCGGCGTGGCACAGGATGCCCTGAGCCTGCTGCGGCGTCTCCCTGAACCAGTCGGCGTCCGACGGCCGCAATCACCATACGCCGCTATCGGAGCAGGACGAGCAAGCCTGCGCTCTCGCAGGTTGCTGCAGGAGCGACGAGATCGAAACGCAAGGGCATTCCAGGCATCATCAATCTGGTACCCGCGGCCGGGCGCGCACGGACTGTGTAAAATCAATCGGTTGGCACGAAATTCTGTCCACCAAATACGGCAGATACGCGCCATAGAAATCAAATGGTTAGAGATGACCTGTCCACCATGGAATCCGGTCATCTTAGCTCTCATGGCTCCACCCGAACCGGATCTCTTCTGCCCGCACGCCGAACAACGCAGCCGCGCCAGCGCCCCGTCCGTCAGGCTCAATCCGAGACGAGCAAGGGGAGCCCCGCGCCAGTCACAGCGCGGAGCGCCGATTTAATCAGGTCGCGTCAGGCTTCGGCAGGAGGTAGGGCAAGTACTCGAGCGCTCTCGGATCGCGCTGTCCGAAATAGTTTTCGGCCTTTCCTGGCAACCACACCGCATGAAAGTGTTCGATGAAGGAAGGCCACAAGGCGTTAGGATAGGCGTTGGCCTTAACCCGCCGTCCGTCTTCGAACTCGTGCACGTACTTCGGCAACGCCGAGGTATCGACGTTCAGGTTGTCGCGAAGAAATTTGCAGAACATCTTCCCCTCGGAAATATCAGGAAGGAGGTTCTCAGGAAGAGAATATCCGCGAACCTCCATGGGACCGATGAGGCGGACCATCATCTCCTGGAGCATCGACCAGTGGCCATACGGCACATTGCCGAGGTTCGACGCATACCTCCGAAGGTGATAGCTCGGCGCAGGTTCAGCCACCTTTCCCGAGATCCAGTCGTAGACCCACTGGCTCACCTTCACGGTAAAGACAGGCGAGAGCCACTGGGCGAGGTGGATCGCGACTTGCGGGTGAACCCAAGTCCCCTGCAGAAGCGGCTCGCCGCCTTTCACAGAGTGCACGAGGTCCGAAGCGGGAATTCCCGCTTCGGCGGCAAGCGCGACCAAGAAACCCTCTGTGGATTTCTGCCGACGATAGTCAAACCACATCTTGCCAGCCACGCGGCACATCGCAGTGGCGTTGATGTAGCCGTCTGATGCCCTTTGCTGGACAGGACTGCCTTGAACTTCATGCTCGATGAGCTTCATTGCGTACTGCATCGTCATCGCCCTCCTTGAGGCGCTGCGTCGCAGCGCGAACACTTGACCAGCCTTGATTCAACAGGCTAAGGCAAGCATACTGAGAGTGGGAGGACGCGCTACGACGCGGTTTCGAACACAGGGGCTGAGATTACCGTCCAAAGCTATCTCAGCCCCACCCACTGAATCCACAAATACCGAATCGATAGGCTGGGAGTCTAGATCGTTTCACCGCAAAGGCTGGTGCGGCAGAAAAAATGTTGTGGACCAACGGTGCGTTGAACCGAATATCTAGTGGTTTTCACAAATGTTAGCCGGCCCTCTTCTTGCTCAAAGTCAGGTGCAGTCGCATGTCGCCACACCTTCGAGACGTGCCGGACAGCGCTTGTATCAGTTCGCCATTACTCCTAGCCGCTGCATCGCCTCCCGGTACTTAGCCCCTCGCTGCCTGGCCTGATCGAGACGCAGCAAGCCATCAGCGCCGGGGAATCGAAAATTGAGGCTATCGCCCTTGTGGAAACGAGCCCTTGCCGGCGTTCCACCCGATGCGGATCTCGGCGGGGCGCCCGTGCCGGCCGCACCGGCTGCAGACAAGCCGCGCGAGCACCCCGTCACGCAGCGACCAAAGCTAAATAAATCGATGAAATCTTCGGCTTGAGAATTAGCGAGCAACTTTGTTGTAGCGGCTAGCCGTTGATGAAGGTTACCATAGCTGCTTCAGCGCAGCTGGGGTGTAATCAGATGAAAGCAAAGAAATAGTTTCTTCATCCTGAGCCATCACCAACCTCGTGATCAGCTGATGTTCGTGTTATATTTGAACGAAAATTTGGAGACCAAGATGGCTCAAAAGACCGAAATCGAGTGGACCGACGCAACTTGGAACCCGATGACCGGATGTACCAAAGTGGGGCCTGGGTGTGACAACTGTTACGCCGAGCGTTTCGCAGAGCGTTGGCGCGGCACTGCGGGGCACCCCTACGAAAACGGATTCGATTTACAACTTTGGCCTGATAGGCTTACGCAACCCAAAAAATGGAAAAAGCCTCGCATGATATTTGTCAATTCTATGAGTGATCTTTTTCATAAGGAAATTCCGGAACACTTTGTTGATCAGGTTTTTGACGCAATGGAGAGCGCAGACTGGCACGTCTATCAAGTCCTCACAAAACGTAGCTCTCTTTTGAGAAAATACGTACGAAAGAGATACTCCGATGGTGAAATTCCGAAGCACATTTGGCTTGGCGTATCAGTTGAAGATGACGCCCACAAAAGCCGTATAGAGCATTTGAAACAAGTCAACACCGAGGCTCGTTTTATCTCCTTTGAACCTCTGATAGGCCCGCTGAAAAATATCGATCTTTCAGGAATAGCTTGGGCTATAGTTGGTGGTGAAAGTGGCCCCAGGGCTCGGCCCATGCACCAAAGCTGGGTGACCTACCTTCGCGATACTTGCCAGCGCGACGGTGTCGAATTTTTCTTTAAGCAATGGGGTGGACCTCGCCCGAAATCAGGTGGCCGAGAACTTGACGGTGTCGAGTGGAATGGTTTTCCTTGGAGGATCGTGCCTGAGCCGATCATGGCCCAGATGCAGAGATAATTTCGGGGGAGCGAGTGTCAAAAAAGTCATACCAATGGGAAACCGGGGCCAAGCTTGAAGAACACACTGCGAGAAAGCTCAAGATTTTAAGAGAGTATTTTTCTGATTACCTTAGAATTCGATGCAATTACCCACAGCGACGTTTTCGTCTAGCGATAGTTGATGGCTTCTCTGGTGGCGGGCGTTATTCCAATGGGAAACCAGGCTCCCCAATTGTATTCGTGGAAGTCATACGTCAGCTTTCAGAGCAGCTAAACATTGAGCGCGCAGCTCAGGCGCTCCCAGAGCTTCAAATCGATTGTAGGCTTTTTCTAAACGATGCAGATCCTGTCGCCACGAAATTGCTCAGGGAGAATCTTGCACCGCTGCTTGCGGAAGCAAAAGAAAATGCGCGCCACTTGGAGCTTCAGGCAGAGTTTTCCAACGCGCCCTTCGCTGAAATCTATCCTGATATTAAGGATCGCCTCCTTAAAGAACGTTATAAAAATGTTCTGTTCAACCTAGACCAATGCGGCGACGCCATGGTCACTTCACGGTCCCTCAGAGATATCTTAAGTAGCTTCTCGGCCGGAGAAGTGTTCCTTACCTTTATGATTAAATCTTTGCTAACCTACCTTCAAAAAGACAATCCGAACGGCCTACAAAAGAGGCTCGACCACCTAGAAATTTCGGTCAACAACATGAGCCAGTTAGATAGGATCATGACGAAATCCGAATGGCTGGGCACTGCAGAGCGGATAGTATTCGATTCTTTTAAAAATATCTCCCCCTTCGTGAGCCCTTTCTCACTAACCAACCCAAACGGATGGCGGTACTGGTTAATGCATTTCACGAACTCAGTAAGAGCTCGGCAAGCGTATAACGATGTACTGCATCGAAATTCCAACCATCAAGCGCATTTCGGCCGATCAGGTCTCAACATGTTCTCATTTAACCCTGCTCGCGAAGGCCACCTCTGCCTCTTCCAAACTCAGGATCGGCAGCGTGCCCAGCAGGAACTGGCAGACGACATTCCTCGCCTGATATCTGAGTTCGGAGACGCTCTCAGCGTGGATGAATTCTATCGGTCAGCTTACAATCTGACCCCGGCACACTCGGACGATATTAAGCGAGCAATGATCCTTGGCGAAGAGGTCGAGGTTTTAACCCCAGAAGGGAATCCACGCCGCAAATCTGCAACCATCTCTTTAGACGATACACTTCGCCTTAAGCCGCAGCGCTCTTTCTACTTCACGGGTACATAGGCCAACCTTTTGCCGTTTTCTCGGCTTCTGCCAATTTCCAGAGCTACACTGAAGCGGCAGGAAGCCCATAGAAGATCGATAGCGCCGTCATGATACAGAACCTCACATATCAAGGAATGAGTGCTGCCTCTTTGAGCGCATCTAGCGCGATTTTGATTTCTCGATCCTCGAACAAACGTAGCTTTCGATCAGCCGCTTCCTCTCCTCCAGGCCATGATAGAAGCTTTCTGCGAATACTATGAACATCTGGCTGCGCTCTCATTTCCACGATTAGCCAGTCGACTGTAGAGAGAAGCTCCATACTCAATGGCGACTCAAAGCCATCGATGAGGGCAGAGGTTGCCTCGACTGCTGGCAAATGACTTTTCCCTTCCGTCCTCATAAAAAGCTCTAGAACTTCGGCCTTGGCTTCGTCAAATCGGATTGGTTCGAAAGGACCTGCATCTGACAATCTCTTGTCGCAATGCAGATAACTTCCGTCGAGCCCATTAAGCATGTGCTTCAACTTATCTGAATATGGGCCAAACTTATTGGCTGAGAAATCAAACCGAAATTCCGGCAGCGACAATACTCGGTTAAAACGCTCAAGGAAGTAGCCAAGTTTTTGAACCTCAAGCAGCGAGCACTCAATACCTAGAATTGAATACTGCCTAATTAGCTCCGCAACTGAAGCGCGAGGTCCGGTCAATTTTTCAACGCCGGATCTCTTTGCTACATTTTGATACCTTCGAGTCGGCTCATATATTACAACGTGAACATGGTTCAGCCCTTCTAACTTCTCGACAATGAGCCTCTTGACTTCGGTCCATTCTAATCCACCGTTGCCGGCCCCTAGCGGAGGCAGCGCTATAGACTTAATATTGTTACGTAGGATCACGTCCTTTAGATCATCCAAGCCACGATCTACCCACTCCATCTTGGAGGGGTAACGCCAGTGTGCTTTCGTTGGAAAATTAATGATCCATGTCGGGCCGAGAAACGATCTTCGGTGTGTCACGAACATCTTTCCAACCTGAAGCTCTTTCGCTCGGCACGCGGCTTTATATTCCACGAAATTCTCGGGAAACGCTTCCTTAAACATCAGAGCCACGCCTTTACCCATGACACCAACAGTATTGACGGTGTTAACCAAGGCTTCCGTATCCGCCTCTAGCAGATTTCCTTCGGTGAACTCGAGCGTCATAGGAACCAACTTCCTCGTTTGATGATCTGGACGTCTACGTCATGATCTCTGGCTATCTGCTTGACGTGATCGCGTGCCGCTGCATCATAACAAACCACTCCTAGCAACGCGCTTATCGGGACATGGCGGTACACCAGAGCCTCCGCTTGGTACTTCTCGAACTTATCGATGTCGTCGCGCCTGAAATCACGCGCCTGAAGCACGTGCCAGATGATTCTGCCGAGATCCTTGAGGTCGTTCGAGAACTTTGCTGTCTTAAGATAAGCATGCCGATCACTGAAGACAAACGGGATCCTTTGTTTCTTCAATCGATGAAGTGAGGAAACTAAAATCACAATGTCTTTCAATGGCTTCTTCGGAACACCGTAGCCAGTCTTAATGTTGAGGAGCATCGGCGTGTACGGCGTGAAGTAGAATGGAACATAATCACTCAGCGTTCCGCCAGGCTCACAAGGGACAGCGCGCTGCGTACGTCTCTGGATCAATTCTTGATTGCCAATTTCCACATATCCTGCCGTTGCCGCCACTGCGTTGCGGCAATGGCAGCCTGATTGAAGCACCTGACCGATATTGTCCTTGTGAACAATCCTAAAAATCAGCGCCTTTTGAGGGGTTAGAAGCTCCGCCGACATGTTCGTCACGCTAGATGCTACGCAGATCAGCGGCAAGCAGATGTTTGCGGGAGGGGGCACGGACCGAATGATCCAACGGTTGGCTGCCCAACCTTACGGCTAGCTGGACAATGGACCATACTTTGTTCTGCTCGACCACTCTGATGTTATAGTCCCCACTTGGTACTGCCCCGCGCCCCGCGCCTATACGGGGCAGCTGATCCCTCCTCACACCCTGAGCGCCTTGCGAGCCGTCACTCGCCCATAGATCGCGACGAGGCCGCCGACGGCCGAGACGATGGCGTCGACATGGCCGACGATGCCCTGGGCATCCTGCGGCGAGAGATCGATGCCGACGAGTGACATGGCCGGCGGCAGGATGGCGATGATGCCGCCCCAGATGCTTTTCGAGGCGAAGATCGATTTGGTTTCCATGGTGATGTCCTTTCGAGGATAAGCGGCACGCGGCCGCGGAAAGGACCGGCGCCTGGCGCCGGCCGGTGGTGGGGGTGTCACAGCGTCGCCCTCTGGAAGTGCATCGCGTCCCCTCCCCAGAGGCGGATCGCCGGCAGCCACTGGTGGGCTTCCATGATGTCGAGGAAGTCTTGGTAGTCCGGGCCGCAGAACAGCGCCTCCGGGCACCCCATGCGGAGAGCGTTGGGCGCGGCGTAGAAGTCGATCGCGCAGCCGTAGGCGTGCATTGACCAGCTGGAGCCGCCACGCATGCGGCGGTGGTTGTAGGATCCGGCGAAGCGGTCGATTCCGAGCGCCTGCATCCGGGCGAGGCCGTAGTGGTCGTGCACCGCCACCAGCGCGGCGTAGAGCTGCTGCGCCGCCTTCTCGTGCACGCGGATCCGCTGCACGGTCTGCGCGAGATTCCAGTCGATCCGCAGCGAGAACGGCAGCTGGATGTAGGTCAGCTGGCGCTGCACGTCGGGCCCGGGCGAACCGTAGTAGGCCGCGCAGTTGCCCTGCCGGGGGATGTCGGCCGGCCAGGTTGTCTCGGTGATCGGAGCCCGATCGACCTCGGCGCTGACGCCGGCCTGCGCGCTGAGCCAGGCGGTGAGCGCCTCGCCGGTGTTGTGACCGTCCCAGCCATCTACGGCGCCGGCCTCGAAGCCCTGCGCGTTCAGCACCCGCTGCCCCGCCGCGATGAGCCGCCGCGCGGTCGGCCAGATGCCCGAGCCGTCGCCGGCGTGGGCTTCGGTGATCTCGACGGCCGTCATGGTTTTCGGCCCGGCGATGCCGTCGATGGCGCCAGCGTAGTAGCCGGCCGAGGCCAGCAGCATCTGGACATGCGTTCGATCCATAACGGCCCCCTACTCTGCCGCACCGGGGCGCCCGGCGTCGTGCCACTCGGCGAGCTTGCGCTGCGCGTCGGAGAGCAGAGTGACCGTGTCGGTCAGCAGCGGGTGCGCGCCGAGGCTTTCGACCTCGACTAGCGCGTCGCCGATCATGCGCTCCTCGGGGATCTGCTGTTGGAGGTCATTCGGGTTTCGAGACATGGCTTTCTCCCATGAAAAAGCCCGGCGCGATGGCCGGGCGATGAAGGTGGGAGGTTGCGATCCACCCACAGCTTGAGCTTTATTGAACGAGCGAACGCGGCGCTGCCCGCCTGGCGACACATCGGATAGCTTGGTGCCAAGCGGGAAGGGGAGGACGCCAGCACCGCGTTCGCCCCTGCCCTCTCGAGCTGAACATTCAGAGTGTTCGCCCCGTCACCGCAGATCGGGCAAGACACTGCCGACCCAGTGCCCCACATGAAAATCGGTGGAATTTATGCTATGTTGCCGCCGCGAGCGCCGCTGGCAACGCACCCAAACGCATCATGATTCCCCATGTTGGGCCGGTGACGCTCGCACCCCTGCTTGCTCAACTTCCGAAACTGGAAAGAACGGTTCTCCGGCATATCTCGCGCCGGTCCCACAAGCGCTTACCGATCCCGGCGGTGCAATCCCCGCACGATGGTCGGGCTGTGCGGTAGGGCAACACGTCAGCGGAACACCGCAAGCCCTCATTGATTCATTGCCTGTGCATCTTCAGATTATTGCGGCAGGCGCGGCACGGCTCCCAGCCCGTCCCGGGAGCCGTCATTCTTTCCCCAAGAAACTGCCGCGTCTGCACCTCTGGCTTTCATCCGCCCCCCCTGAACAGAACGGCCCGAATGTCCGGCGCCGGAGTAGTAGCCGGCCGAGCCCAAAAGCCCGGTAGGATGGCCGGGCAGTTAAGTTGAAAAGGACGGGCTATCATCGAATCGGGAAATCAGGTCTAAAGGCTAAGCGAGCGCCGCTGACCACGACCTCCACAGTCGACATGGCTCCCATGCAAGGCCGACGGCGCTCGCACCGCTCCAAGTCTAGCCTTTACCGGTGCCCTCTGAGCAGAACGGCCCGAATATCCGGCGCCGGCCACGCAGGTCCTCCATGACGTAATCGACGCAGACGCGGTGCTCGCCCGAGGGCTGCGGACAGCCGCCGGTGAAGCGGTCGAAGGTCATGCTGAGCGTGCCCGAGGTCTCGGGGCGGTAGGTCCACGCGCCGCTGTCATCGCAGACCGTTCGCCACCCTTCCCCGGTCGAGATCTGCACGCGGGCCGTCCAGTCGCCGCGCAGGACGCGCTTGATCATCCGGGTGTAGAGGACATGGTCACCGTCGAGCTGCAGCGACACGTCGATCCACGGCCGCTGCGAGGGCCGGTCGTCCCAGGCCTCGGTGAGCGGCTGGAACAGCAGCAGCGCCAGCCAGCTCACGATCAGCATGACGCCGAGGCTGCGGTTGGAAACGTCAGGACGGGTCATTTCTTCCTCCCGATCACGATGGCGACCCACTCGGCGAGCTGGCGCCCGGTGAGGCCGGCAAGGCTCTTGGCGATCGCGTAGCCGGTCATCGCCAGCAGGCCCGCGACCGCGTTTCCGTAGATGGCAGGATCACGGCCAAGCACATCGAGCACCGGGCCGGGGAACACGGTCGCACAGAAGAGGCCCGAGATGACCCGCGCCACCGCCATCCGGAAGGTCTGTTCTTCGCTGGTGAGGATCGAGACGAGGATGCCGCCGATCACCGCGGCGAGCATCCAGACGTTCTCGCCCAGCCAGGTTGTCAGGTGCTTCATCCCGCCCCCATGCAAAAAAGCCCGCCGAAGCGGGTCAAAACTTGAGCAGCGCAGAGGTTTTCCCGCGCTGCGGTCGAGCGATGTCTTGAGGCTGTCATTGGCCAAGTTCAGGGTCACCACAGGCCAGCGCGGTTTACGCATTGCGCGCTGGTCAGCCGTCTGGCCCTTCGCCCGGTCGGGCGGCATCCTCTTACGAGTAATGATTTGTGTGGCCGCCGCCCGGCCCAGACGCTGGGCGGCGGCAACTTGGTGCTGGCAGATCTCGGCAATGACCGCCATAGCCCCACCCTGCGATATCACCCAGCGTACGTCGTGATCGGCGGTGCGGCGGCATAGGGCGACCCGGCGTCCAGGTTCCCCTCGGCCCCAGCCTGCCATGCCGCAGCGGCCAGCCAGTAGCCGATGTGATCCCGATCGTAGCGCACAGATGTCGCGGAGGGCGTTTCCGACACCGTGATGCCCTGAATGATATACAGATTATACAGGCTTACGGCGGGGTCCGTCCCCGGAGACCAGAGTTGACCGGCGGCGCCCCGCCCGAAAAATATCTCATGATCGTCAGGCCATACAGCGGCGGATACTGGGGATTGCGTGCTGGTGGCTGCAGCGGCACCGTCGACCCACACAACTCGCTCGGTCTCCGTCCAGCCCACTGCGAACGTGATCTTGCGACCGTCAAAACTGCCGGTGGGCAGCTCGACAAATGCGGTCGGAGTTCCGAATGCGCTTCCCGCAAGCACGAGGTTCGGCACCCCCCCTGCGGTCGAGTGTATCGACAAGCCCAAGGTCGGTGCCGACCCGGCAACGTTGTCCACTCGCAGCATCCCCAGATAATCCCCATAGGCTGGCGGGCTTTCCACCGCCAGCGTGCCGACCATCATGGCAGGGCCGGCAAGTTTACCGATACCAGTTGCCAGCGCGCCGGACTGCAGACGCAGCGGACCTTCGTCGGTCGGTAGCAGGTCATCGTGCCAAGCGAGGCATCGCTCGAATTGACGGTTCACAGCCGCAGGCGCTCGACTGTGGTCTCCCCCAATGTCACCCGAAAATTCCACCGCACGCCCGTAATATCCAACACGGTTCGCCAACGAAGAGCAGCGCAGGTCGCCGTACTCACTGACCTTCGCTGACACATTGCGCGGATCGTTGGGCTCATAGGCTGCGATGCAGCGGGAATCCATCCAGGGGAGGAACGGAGTCTCGGGACCAAGCGGAATGTCTCCGCCAAGGCGGTTCAATGGATAAGTCACAGGAACGCACTCCATCTGTTGATGATTTTGTCGATTTCAGTCTCAAGGCGGCGGGCCAGATAGGACGCACCGGCGCGCGACGGGTGCGTCGAGTCCCCCGAGCCAACGGCGCCAATATAGACGTCTGTGTTGCCACTCCCATTCGGGTCGTTGGCGTAGCCTGTGCCGTAGAACCACGGGCCTCCCGCCGCGGTCGTGACCGGAATCCACGCCACCATCGGATCAGAAAGCTCCTCCACTGCCGCCGCGACGGCACGCTCTTGCGCGAAAGCCGCAGCGGACGGGCCAGTGCTGCCAGCTGCGACGCCCTGCACAATCACCCATGCTTCGGGCAGCGCGCGCCGCAGACTCCGAAGATACCAGCTGACAGCTGCGCGCACGTCAGAGGCCGGCTGACCCAAGTCGTTCACGCTCATCGGCAGGATGATGAGATCCGGGTCATGAGAAATGATATTGGCCTGACGGATCTGGTAGTTGCTTGTGTAGATGCCCGTCTCGACCCATCCCGTCGAGCCCACCGCGCAGTTGCGAAAGTCGCGCCAGCCGAAGCGGTTGGCCAGTTTGAACATATGCGCGTCGGCGTATCGGTCCTCTTGGTCCGGGATCGATCCCTGAACGTAGCTGTCGCCATCACAAGCGACGACCAGGTCAGGCGGCGGAGATGGCCAGACGCTGGCATAGGATGGCACTATCGCGCCGAGAAACAGGTTCGAATTGCCCGTGCTGGGCATGATGCCGATGCGGCGCGGCACACGGTCTGCAAAATCCAGCTGCCACCAAACGCGCTCACCGCTCTGCGTCCAGTCCGGGAGAGACTGGTCGAAAACGCCGTCAATCATCAGCCCTGCTGGCGGTTGTGAGGGATACGCGATCCCGACCGCAAGGCTGTCTGCGTCGGTCTCAAACTCGATAAGCCCGCTTTGCGCCTCGAGATTTTCCGTGACCACGGTCTGCGCGACGACATTCACGCCCTCGGGAAATTTGCTATTCACCGAGCCACGCACCGTGAACTGCGCCACGCCGCCGAGGACGCGATAGCTCAGCGGGTCAGCGCCGTAGTCGACTGCCTTGGACAACGCCAGCGGCAGGTTATCGCGCAGCACCGAGGTGACGATATTGGTCGGCTCTCGACCTGACGGCACTGCCGCAGGAAGCTCGCGCCCGGCGGCACGCGCATCCAACAGGCGGCGTAGGGTCCGCCGGGCACGGTCCCCGACCCGCGTGCCGTCCGCCCGACGGATCTCGACAGCCGCGCCATTTGTGGCGGCCGTCATCGAGCGCACGTCAGACGCTGGGTCATCGACGATATCGACGGATTCCGTCCTGGTGGCCAGCACCTCAAAATCGTCCTGATCGGCCTTGAGGGCATCGGCAGCAATCCGGGCGGCTTCCTCGGCGTCGAGATCGGCCTGACCCGCCGCGCCAATATTGGCCCGCGCGGCCGCCGCCACGGCCGCAAGCTCCGACAGTGCATTCGAGGTGGTGAGCTTCGTGGCCAGCGCCGAGCCCGCCGGGATGTCGGTGACGAAGCTGGCCACGCCCCCGGCCTCGTGGTCGTAGATGTCGTAGGCGATCTCGGGGTCGGCGTTCTCCACCCGGAAGCGGTCGCCCTCCCCCGTCGCCGCGATCCCGGCCGCCGTGCTCTCGTAGACCGGGCTCTCGGCGAAGGCCTGGTCCTCGACCGCGAGGAGACGCGCCGCAAGCGCATCGGCCAGGGAGACCGGCGCGAGGACACCACCGGCGGCGAGCGCGGTGCCGAGCGCGCTCGTCGACACAAGCCCGGTGGTGCCGGCCGCATCGAGGCCGAGAAGTTTGTCTGCTGTCGGAATGGCACCCACGTCGGGGAGCCGTCTGCCATCTGCCATGGGATTTGCCTCAGATGATGGTTGTCGTGATGGCCGAGGAGATCGCGCTGGCGACGTCCTCGGAATTGACCGCCGCGAAGCGGTAGGCGTGGGTGCCCTGCGGCGCGCAGGCGGCGCTCTCCTCGTAGATCTGCGCCTCCTCGATCGACCCGTCGAAGTCGGAAGTGGCGACGATCTCGACCGTGTCGTTGCCGGTCACGGCATCGAGCGAGACCAGGGCCAGCCCGGTCTCGTCGATGGCGGCGGTGGCAACAGTGGTGCCGCCGGTGAGCTGCACCGTGACGCTGCCCGCCGTGCGGCCCGAGACGGTGAGCGCGCCGCGATACGTCTTGCCGGCGGTGAGCGCGACGGCCTGCGAGAGCGTGCTGGCCGCCCCGGCGGTGTGGGTGGCGGCGCCGTCGGCGATGGCCCAGCCACCGCCCGCCGTCCACGGGGCCGCGTCGTTGAAGCTGCCGCCGCCAAGCAGGTTGGTCCGGGTGGCATCGCCGTCCACGTAGGTGACCGAGGCGTTGCGCCCGACCGCGATGGTGCCGATCTCGTCGGTCTCGGTGTCGAGCGTGTCGCCGAAGGCGGTGCGGAATATCCGCAGCTCGTCCGTGTAGGCATCGGCGACGGCGATCTCGAGCACCGCGCGGCCGAGGTCGGCCTCCGCCGAGATCGAGCCGGTGTCAGGCGTCCCGGCCAGATCCACCGAGTCCGCCCCGACGAGGTAGTCGAGCGTGGCGGAATAGGCCCCGGCGGTGCCCGACCGGGTATAGGCCACCAGTCGCAGCTCGACCGAGTCGTCGAGCTCGTAGCCGGTGATGTCGACCGAGCCCGCGCTGCCGGTGACGGTCTCGGTGGTCCAGGCCCCGGCCCCGTAGAGCCGGTGGTCGAGCTCGATGCTGCCGATCGGCACCAGGTCGGCCGGGTCGCTGGCGACGCCCACCCGCAGGGTGCGCGCGTCGTCGCCGAAGACATCCTCGCTGGCGATCGTCGCCACGCCGGAGAAGACCGGCGCCGAGGGCGTGATGTCCACGGTGATCGCGGTGCCGATGATCGGGTCCCATTCGGCCGGCACGTAGGCGTCCGTCAGCGCGTCGATCTCCTCGGCGTCGTTGGTGAGCGTGAGCCGCACCGCGAAGTCCTCCGCCGCTTCGATCTCGAGCACCCGGCAGGGAATGGTCTCCTCATTGGTCGGTCCGAACAGCACGACGGCGCCTTCGGGCGGCAGGTTTTTCCCTTGCACCAGCAATGACCGGGTCATGCCGGGCTGTGTCATCACCGGCACCAGCTGGCTGTCGCCGACAGTGTCCTCGGCGTCATAGTCGAGGTATCGAAAACCGTAGCTCTCGCCCGCCTCCATCTCGACGTACTCGTCGAGCACGACCAGCTGGCCGTCGACCGACAGCACCCGTCCCGCCACCTGCACCGACGACAGCACGTCGTTGCTCAGCAGCACCTTGTCACCGCGCGTGGCAGAACGCATCGGGCCGTCCTGCATCACGGTGAAGCGGTCGCGGCGGTGCAGGATCTCGAGCATCCGCCGGTGGACCTCCCGCGCCACCGCGTCGGGATGCGTCTTGCCCGGCACCTCCCACTCTTCGATCAGGTTCACCGGGCCCTCGTGATCCGGCCACGGCACGATGATCTCGGCGTCGGCGTAACCGTCGGTCTCGTCGAGGAACTTCACCCGCACCGCGTCGGGCGGGTCGATGTAGTCGCGCGACCCTTGGAAGTCCCAGCTGTTGCGCGGGCTGATGTGGTCGGCCACCACGTCCTGCGGGCGGTCGATGACCACGCCCCAGCGGGCGCCGTCGTGGCGCGGCGAGGCGCGGCCCGCCATGGCGATCTTCGCCAGCATCTCGCGCAAGCTCGTCTGGCTGCGGTGGTCCGCGTCGTAGGTCAGCCCCTTGGCGTCGCAATACTCCCACCAGTCGGCCATCTGGTCCCAGTCGATACCGGCATCCCCCACCGGGAACGGGTGGTGGTTGCCCTGCAGCGCGTGGACGTAGGCCGAGGCCGCGTTGCGCGAGAGCCCCTCGCCCCACGTCTCGCCGTCCCAGACCGGCACGTAGCGGCGCACCAGCGCGTTCAGCTTGTCGAGGGTGCCGTTGAGCTCGTAGGTCGCCTTGATGCGGACCGAGGCCAGCGCCACCGGCTTGTCGAAGTTGATCGGATACTCGGGCCGGATCGACTGCACGGCGGCGAGGAAGAACCGGTTGTTCCGCTTCGTGCCGTTGTCGCGCGGCGTGAGGTTGGTGACCTCGATCTCCCACGTCCCCCGGCTCGGCAGCGTCCAGGTGATCTGGCGGAAGAAGGCCTCGCGCTGCTTCTCCCGGTAGGTCTCGGTGGTGACCTCGGACCAGGTCTCGGTGCCGGCGGCGCGCTGGCGGATGCGAACCTCCACCTCCGTCCAGCCGATGTCGCCAGAGGACTTGTTGAAGTGCATGCCGTTCGGCCAGTGCAGGATCACGCTGGCCTGCGTGGAATGCGAGGCCGTGGTGTAGACATGCGGCTGCTCCACACGGTCGCCGTCGATCTCGTTCCCGGCCTCGTCGACGGGCGGCTGCGGGTTCAGAAGCTCGACCTGCACCGATTCCTCGAGCACCTGGTCGGGCGTGATCGTCACCGGCTCGTCACCCTCGACGCCCTCGCGGATCTGGATGTCGACGCCCGCGAACTCCGAGATCGGGGTCTCGCCGATGCGGATGTCGGAGATGTCGAGCCGGCCGTAGCCGAAGAGGAACAGCGCCCGGATATACTGGAAGTCGCCCCCCACCTCGGTGAAGGGCTGCGCGGCATAGACCGGGGCCACACGGATCTGTCCCGAGGGATAGGGCACCGGCTCGTCCGGCGTCACCTGGTTGCGCCAGCCGGTGATCTTGTAGCGGCTCTCGGTCCTCGAGTCCTTCGGCACCTGCGGCTGCGGCATCAGGCTGTTGATCAGCGCCGAGGTGATGGCGACGCTGGCGATGGCGGTGGTGACGAGGATCGCGTCGAGCGCGAAGGCGCCGAGGCTCACGCCGGTGGCGGCGTAATAGGCCCCGCCGATGGCGCTCGAGACCCACGCCCCGATGCTCACCGGGTCACCCTCGACCACGCGGATGATGACGGTGGTGTCCGCATGCGGGCGCACCCTGCCCCACCACGCGCGCGGGATGACCTGGTACTGATCGCGGTAGCTGATCGCCACACGGGTCCGTGCCAGCACCCCCTCGCCCGCTCCCGGCAGCGCCGTGGCGACGATCTCGGCGATGGTGACGGTGCCGGCCACGGCAAAGGGCTTGCGCGCCTCGGGCGAGACGCCGCGCATCATCAGGACGTTGGTCAAAGCAGGGCCTCGTGTCGGAAGGCGGCCGAGAACCGGTCGCGCCAGGTGAGATCGGCGCGCGGCACGATCACCGCGCGGGACCGGGCATGGACGTGCAGCATCCGCGCGCGGTCGACCGCCACGGCGACGTGGCAGTCATGGCGCCCCACCCGGAAGAGCAGCGCGTCATAGGGCCGGACCGTCTCGACCGGCTGCCACGGCCCCGCCGCCGCCTCGCCGGCGAGCAGCGCGGCGATCTGCGCATGCTCGGCGCAGGTGGCGTAGGCGCCGGTGAAGCTCGGCAGGGCGATCCCGAGGTCCTCGGCGTAGACGAGCCGCAAGAGCCCGTAGCAATCGCAGCCCGCCCGGTCGCGCCCGAGGTCCGCGTGCGGGATGCCCACGAAGTCCGACAGGCTCACGGGGCCCCGTCCTTAGCCGGGAGGACGATGATCTCGATGTCAGGATCTTCCGTGAGGACGTTTTCTCTGACCTTGATCGGGCCATATTCGAGACAGATAACCCTCCGAATATACTGCGTGTCTCCACAGATCTCGGTGTAGTCGGGCATATTTTTATCCCTCATCTGAACAGCCCCGGGAAGCGCTGCTTGCCGATGATGTCCATGGGCGCCCCCTCCTCCTCGATGGGCTTGCGCGAGGCCGAGATCGCCACCTGGTTGCCGTAGGTGCCGCCCGTCACCTCAAGCCCGAGGAACTGCTGCTCGGGCGTGTCGGGATCCGAGGCCATGACCAGCGCGATGTTCGCCGTGGCCCGCGTCTCGAAGCTGCGCAGCAGCGCCGGCAGCGTCGCGTCGAAGAGATCGAGCGTGATCCGCACCGCCGCCGGCACGTCCTCCTGGTCGCTCGGCAGCTCCAGCGCCGCCGCGACGAACTGCCAGTGATCGCTCACCGGGTCGGCGCCACGCCAGCTGGAGCGGGTGCCGTAGACCAGCGGCTCGGTCGAGATCCGCTCGGTCGGGTCGGTGCTCAGCCGCAGCGGCACAGCGAGCCCCGGGTGCGTGATCTCCAGCAGCACGACGAAGAAGTCTTCCGCCGCCGCTGCATCGAGGCTCCGGCGCGCGTTCAGCGAGATGGCCCGGGTCATGGCAGCTCCACCACCGAGAAGGTCACGGTTTGCCGGGTGATCTTCGGATCTCCGAACTCCGGGGGCGTCTCGCCCCAGAGGCAGAGCATGATCTTCGAACAGAGCAGCGGCACGCCCGCCTCGTCGGTCAGCGCCGCGCCGGTCTCATCAAGCAGCGGCAGGCCATCGACGGTGTAGTCCGGCATGTAGAACGGCAGGCTGCCATCGGCGCAGTCCTCGACGTAGAACCGGTCGAACAGCGCGACCTGCCAGGCATGAAGCCGCATCGAGAGGCTGAAGGTCACCGGCACGGCCGAGTAGCGGCGGGCAAACTTCGGCGGACCCGCGTCGAAGGTGCGGCGCCGGCGGGGGTCCGACCGCTGCCGGCGGAATCCCGAGACCTGCGGCCGGGGAAGCTCGGGCGGGAACGTCGGAATGCTCATCGGCGCGGCCTCGGTTGCGTGAACCCTCGCCGACGCAGCGTGCGGTTAGCCGCGCCGCCCGGGGTGGTCATGGCCTCGTTCACGGCCTCGGAAAGCACGAGCCGCTGCAGCCGCGATCCGTCCGGCAAGGTCTGCTCTTCCGAGGTCACCTTCACCCCCACCTTGTCGATGATCTGCTGGTTGAACTGGAACTCGCCCGGCCTGCCCGGGGCCGCGCCGCCGCCAAGCGAGCCGCCGGTGGCGAACTTCGGCAGACGGCGGTTGCGGATCGCCTCCATGAACTCGACCCCGTAGAAGTCGACCGCGGCGGCGGGCTGCATGAACTCGCCCCTGGAGCCCCAGAACAGCAGGTTGTCCTGGCGCTTGCCGCCTGTCCCCGTGAGCTGCCCCACCGCCCGGCGCGGGCGCGCCAGGGCACCGCCCGTGGCATAGCCATCGATCTCGCCACCGTCGGCCTTGCCACCAATACCGAGGGCGCTCGCACCGACGCTCAGCAGACCCGAGCCGCCGCCGAGCCCGGAGAACATGCTTTGCATGAGCTGCGCGAGGTAATTCCAGACCGGATCGAAGGCGAGCGTCCAGAGCTTGTCGAGGATCATGCTCGTAAGATCATCCCAAAACCCCGCGATGCCGTCTCCGCCGGGCTTGAGGTTGTCGAAGAGCGCGGAGATCTCGCCCTTGTAGGTCGCAATCTCGTCGGCGAGTTCCTGGTTCTTCTCCTTCGTCTCTTCCGACTTGCGGGCATCGGCGTCCTTCGCGGCCACCAGCCGCCCGTAGGCCGCCGCCTGCTCGTCGATCACGTCCGCGAGGATGCGGCCATCCTCGGTCGTCGTCTTCGCGGGATCGATCCCGGCCTCTCGCGCTCGCTTCAGGGCCTCGTACTGGAAGGTGAGCTGCGCCTGCTGCTCGACCGAGCGCCCCGCGAGGTCCGCCTCGAGGCGAAGCTGGTCGAGCTGATCGCGACCCACGCTCACCACCCGCGCCAGCGCCTCGGCCTGCTTGTCGAGCTCGTCGGCCTTCGTCGAGCCGCCTTGGCTGTCCTTGCCGTACATCCCGAGCGTCTCGGCCGCCCAGCCCGGCACCGAGGCCGAGGTGTAGTCCGGGCCCCACGCCCGCTCGGGACCGGTGTCGAAGTGCAGGCTGCTGGAATAGACCCCCACACCACCGAAGCCCGCGACCGACCGCGCGAGCTTGATCAGTTCGAGCCGCTCGTCGATCGACATGCCCGACACGTCGATGTCGAAGGCCTTACCGCTCATGTGCTGGCTGTGTTTCGCGCCGCCCGCCGCCTTGTTCTCCTCGGGCGAGCGATAGTCCGAGATGATGTTGAAGAGCTTGCCCGAGGCCTGCTCGAGCACCGCCAGCGCCCGGATCGCGGCGGGATCCATGCCTTCGCGGCTGAAGGAGGAGGTGGGCTCCCCCCAGGGCTGCATGCTGGGCCCCTTCTGCGCATCTCCCGCGATCCGCGTCGCCTGGTACTGGCCGTAGACGCGGTTGAGCCGCGCGATCTCGTCGGCCGCACCCCTGGCGCTGTCGCCCGCATCGTCGAACGGCCGGTCGCCGGAGATCTGCTCGGAGAGGTCGCGGTTGTCCGTCAGCCGGTCATTGATCGCCTGCAGCTGCGTCTCGACCTCGGCAAGATCCCCGGCTTTCTCGCGGAACCCCTCAAGGCCTTCCGAGCGCAGAAGCTTGCCCGCCTCCAGTGCCTCGGTCAGGGCGCGCGCCAGGTCGTCGATAGCCTGCGCCGCGTCCGATTCCGTGGTGGCATTGTCGATCGCCGCAATCTCGTCCGCGAACAGTCCGGCCTCGCGAGCCAGCGCCACCAGCTCTTCCACCGCGCCGCTGCCGACGAGCCGGTCGCCGCTGTCGAGGATGTCGAGCAGCCGATCGCGCACCGGCGCGAGGTTGCTGCCGACGGCCCGCAGCGCATCGACCTCCGCCATGAACTCCGAGAAGCCCATGCGCCCCTCCTCGACCGCCTGGGCAAGTTCGTACATGCGCGCGAGGAAGTCGTTCTGCGCATCCTTCGGCCAGAGCAGCGCTTCCAAGTCGCTTCGGTCCGAGCCATCAAGCGATGCCGTCGCACCGAGCTGCGCGCGCAGATCGTCGATCCCGTCACCATCGAGGAGGCTCCCGCTCATGGCGCCACGTGCGTCCATGTAACTCCGCTCGAGGTCTGCCCGCGCCTGCTCCAGCGCGGCCCGGGATTGCGCCAGCATCTGCTTGGTGGTCGCGGAGATCTCGCCCCCAAGGCCCTTCTGCTCCTCGGCGGCGCGCCGCGCGGCCTCCTGGTAGGCGTCGAGCGCCTCCCCGGCGCTGGACGCCGCAGTGACGGCGCGGTCGAGCGCATCGGCCGTCGCGTCGGTATCGAGTCCGAAGGCAATCAGAGAGCCCGCGGTGATCGCCAGCGACAACGGCCCGCCGAGCACGCCGGTAAGGGCGCGCGCGGCGATCCCCATGCGGGTGAGCGGACCGGCCGCGCGGCTCGCGGCCGTGCCCACGCCGGTCGCCGCCCCTGCGATCTCGATCAGCGCCGCGCGCAGCGCTACACCCTTCGCGATCGCGAGCGTCATGCCCTTGCCGACGAGGTAGACGGTCAGCGCCTGCGCGACCCGCTCTGCGATCTCCTCGACCTCCTGGAAGTTCTCGGTCAGGAAGCGCAACGCCTCGGTCAGCCGCCGGACGAAGCGCTCGGCGACGTCGAGCCCGCCGTTCTCGGCGGCTTCCAGCTGCAGCGCCTCCCAGGCGGCCGCGACCTCCTTCAGCGCCCCGTCGAGCCCGCGCAGCCGCACCTCCGCCTGCTCCTGCGCCGAGACCTCGCCGATGCCCTGCGCCAGTTCCCGCATTCCCTCGGCGCCCTGCTTCGCAAGCGCGGCGGCCGTGCGGATCGCGTCGGTGCCGAACACGGTTTTCAGGGCATCGTTGCGCGCCTCCTCCGACAGGTTGGCAAGGCCGTCCTGCAGGACCTGGGCGATCTCGGTCATGCTCTTCATGTTGCCCTGCGCGTCGAAGAACGCGAGGTCGAGCTCGGCCATGACGGCCGCGGCCTTCTTGCTCTCCGGGGTCAGGCGCTGGAGGAAGGTCTTGAACGACGTGCCGGCATCCGAGCCGCTCGCGAAGCTTGAAGACGTCGCCGCAAGCACCGTGAGGAAGTCCTCGATCTCCACGCCGGACGTCCCGGCGACGCCACCCGCCTGCCCGATCGCCAGGCGCAGGTCGTCGAAGCCGAACTTGGATTTCAGGGCGGCGCCGGTCACCTGGTCGACGATGTCCGGCAGCTGCCCCGCCTCGAGCCCGAACTGCTGCATCAGGTCGGTGACCAAGTCCGCCGCCGGCGCCATCTCGGCACCGAGCGCGCTTGCCAGCGACACCGACGACGACAGCGCGCCGTCGAGAATGTCGGCGACCGAGACCCCGTTCTTCGCGAGCACCTCGATCGCCTCGGCCGCCTGCATCGCGGTGAACGCGGTCGTGGCCCCGAGCTCCTTCGCGGCACCCGACAGGCGGCGCATGTCGGCCTCGCCGGCCCGGGTGGCCGCCTCGACCCGCTGCATCATCGCCTGGAACTCGCGGCCCACGTTGAGCGAGCTGCGCCCGAAGGCCACGAGCCCACCGGCGAGCGCCGTCGTGCCCATGAACCGCGCGAGACGCGCCAGCGCCGGCAGCTCGGCAGAGACAGCCCCCAGCGAGCCCTTCAGCTCACGCGCCGCCCGATCAGTCTCGCGCAGGCCGGTGTTGGCGGGCTTCGTTGCCGTCTGGATCCGCCGCAGGCTCTTTTCCCCGGAGGCCCCGAGGGCGCGCAGGTCGGCCTCGAGCTGCTGCTTTCCGGAAGCCGACAGCCGGATCGTGTAGTTTCGCGTGGCGTTGCTCATTCCGCACCGTTTCGCTCACACATCCGGGCCGCGGCCTCGAGAAGGCCGGTCTCCCAGTGCGGAAGCAACAGAGTTGCAATACGTGGTGGCACGCCCTGCGCCTCCATGAGCGCAAGGCAGGCGGGCAGGTCGAGCCCGGCATAACCGCCGGGGCCGATGCGCCGCTGGTGGAACAGCTCCGGGCCGGCCGCCGCAATCGCGCGGCCCTCGACCGTCTCGGGCTGGTGGGTGTCTTCGGGGCACGCGCCCTCGCCGCCGAACCGTGCGCAGGCGTAGCCGGGCATCGCCCGGCACTCCGCGCAGTGGTTCAGCCCTCCGCTGTAGCGGTATCTTGCGAGGGCGCGGAGACGTTTCCCTCCCGCGCCACCTCGACCCAGGGCGCGAGCAGGCTCGCGTGCAGCGTGCCCGCAACGCCGGGAAACAGCTCGAGGAACTGGTCGAGCGTGTCCGCCGTGAACGGCGCCGGCGCGCCGTCGGGACCCTCGACACCGGTCCATCCCTCGCCGAAGCGGACGAGCAGGAGCTTGACCAGGTGCCGCGCGGCCTGCCCGCGCAGCGCCTCCTCGTACTCCGGCCCGAGATCTTCCTCGTCGTTGCACTCGGCGGCAAAGGCCAACTCGGCGGGCAGGGTCTGGCGCGCGAGCCGCATGGCCGTGGCTTCCGCCTCGCGCCAGTCGGCATAGCCGAAGGCGCGATGCGAGACCGTGACGTCATAGCCGAGGTCGATGGTTCGCGCGGCGCCAACCCGCCGCGAGAGACGCAGCACCATCAGCTCGGGTTCGCGTAGTCGGCGGTGGCGTTCACCAGCGTGACCTCGATCAGCTGCTGACCCGTCGCGGGCCGCGCCGCGCGCCAGTTGAAGGTCTGCGAGATCAGGTTCCGCCCCTCCACCGGGACGCCGCTGCGCTCGAGCACGACACGCGGCACGCTGATCGCGAGGCTGTAGCTCGCGCTGATCGTCCAGGCGAGCGAGAGCGCCATCTCGGTGCCGGCCGAGGCCGCGTCGTAGTAGGTCGCATCCCGGAAGCGGGCGTTGAGCGAGCCCGAGAGGTCCCAGAACCCGAGATCGATGTCGGCTGCCGTCGCGAGCCCGTTCAGCGTTTCCTGGTCGGCCTCGCGCCCGGTGCCCAGCGTGAGCCCCGCCTGCGTGACACCCGCCGCCTCACTGCCGTCGATGCTCAGCAGGCCCTGGAAGCCGACCGGCACCGGGTCGTTGGCAAAGGCGATCGGCGTGCTGTCGAGCGTCGCGCCCGCCTTGACCTCCTCGCGCCCGATCATGTTGAGCGTGGCGCGCTGGCGCTGCCCGTTCTTCTGCGCCTGGATCTCGAGGCTCTGAACCGCGAGGCTGTCCTGCGTGAAGTGCTGGCCGACGCCGGCATGGCTGATCCCGTGCGTCCCGAGCAGGATCTGGGGGTTCGCGGCGGCCGTGAACACGTGGCTGTAGGGCGCCTCGGTCCCGGTCGTGGTCGGCAGGCCGAGCAGCTGCGCGAGATGCCAGCCGAAGCTGTCGAGCCCCAGCGGCACTTCGATCGAGCCGCCGAGGTTGCGCAGCCCCGCGACCAGCTCGCCGGCGTAGCTGTCACCGTAGATCGCATCGTCATTCGCGAGCTCGCCCGAGGGCGTGACGTTGTAGTTGTAGAACGGCAGCGCTTGGAACGCGCCTTCGGCCGCGCTCTCGGCGGTGCCGAAGGTGGTTTGGCGCCGGGCGAGCAGTTTCGCCTGGTCTCCGCGTGCATTGGGCATGGGTCACTCCATCGGGTTTGCGGTGGTCACGTAAAACAGGGTCACGGGAAGCACCGCGCCCTTGAGGGTCTCGGCCCCGGCCATCGGGACCTCGTCGGTTTCCTGCGGTGCATCGATGTCGAGGTAATCGACCGCACCACCGAGGCTGCGGTCCGCGAGGAGCAGCCCGGCTGCCGAGGCGAGCGATGCGTCTAGGCCTGCGTCTCGCAGGGTGTCGGTCGCGCCCTGCACGACCGCCTCGATCTCGATCACGCATTCGAACTCGCGCCGGCCGGTGCCGAGCTGCCGCCCGACCTCCCGCGGATCGCCCGGTACGATGTTGAGCAGGCCCGCCTCCGGGCACTCGACCGGCAGATCCGCCGAGCGCAGCACCGTCGCCGCATGGCCCGAGAGCGCGCCTTGCAGCGCGACGAGCGCGGTTTCGATCTTGCTTGGCATCAGCGGAGCCTCCGGCGTTTCAAGGTGTTGAATGCAGCATCGATGTCAGCCGCGAGCCCTGAGACCGCTGCGCGCTCGACGTCGGCAACGTTCAGACGACGGCGAAGACGGGCGCGCGGGACAAGCCAGAACATTGGCACGGTGTGGAGCCCGTACCCGGTCTTCAAAGCTCTCTTGCTGCGGGAACGCGCATAGCCGCCACGTTTCGACGCGCGCTGATTGTCGACCACGAGCAGCGAGGTCCCACCGCGAACGTAGACGAACCGAAGCGGGCCGAACCGGTCTTCGGGGAAGTTCGAAGGGGTCAGGCGGTCGCCCTTGCGGCCCAGCTTCGGCGCCGAGGGGGTCGGGATCGCGAGGAACCGCTGCTTGTTGGCGCTGATCGTGACACCCTTGTCAAAGGCCGCCACAAGCTTCTCTGCCTTCGTGAAGACATAGGACGCCGCACCGAGGCTCGAGACCCCCTTGGGGTAGTTTTCCTGCCGCCAGCTCTTCGCGACACGACGCCCCAGGCCACCGGAAAGCACATCGGCACGAAGCGCGTGTTTCAGCACCGTGGCCCGCGCATGCACGCCCTTTGTCACGGCGCGCTTCGCAAGGTCCAACTCCTCCGCCATGTATTGCTCGAGGTTACCCTCGAGCGCCGCCTCGAGCCGGGTGCCGGTCATTCTTCGGCGGTCCCTTCGGCGTCCGGGGCAGCCTTGTCGGCGGGCCGCGACGCGGCGCCCTTGGCCGCGATGTCATCGGCCATCGCCTTGGGCACGGTGCCCGACCAGCCGGCCGGGAACTGACGCACCCGGCCCGGTGCGATGTCGACATCGACCGCGCGCAGGGTTTCGATCTCCGCCGTAGTGGCGGAGGCACTGGAAGACTTGCGAGGCATGAGGGATCTCCTGGAAGGGGGAACAGCTCAGACAGCGACGGTGTCGAGCAGGGTCTTGTAGCGGCGCGGATCGCGGACACGGGCATGCTGCACCCGCCGCTGCTCACCGCCGAGTTCGAGGATCGCGCCCTTGCCGTGGCCCGCGAAGGCCACCGCCAGGATCTCGAACAGCCCGGTCTCGGACTGGATCCGCATATCACCGAACTCCGCGATCCCGTCAGGGCGCGCAGGCAGGAGCATGACCTCCCGCGCGACCCCGTCGGGGTCGAGGACAGCCGGAATGCCATGCCTCCGGAAGCTGTCCTCGACGCTGCGCAGGAACGGATCGACCGGCATCAGCTGTCGCCGCTGCCCTGCGCGCCGAGGAGATCGGACCCGGCCTGCCCGGTGGTGGCCCCGGCCTTGGTCGCTCCGGTGGTGCCGGCCTCGGTCTTGGCAGCGGTCTTGGACGTCGCACCATCGCCCGCACCCTCCTGTCCGTCGGTCGCATCGACCACCTCGATGGGAAGGTCGCGCGCGCCCTTCCCGTCCGTCTCGATCGCATCGGCGACGGCGGCAGGCACGATGCCGGTCCAGCCCTTCGGCAGGGTCCGGCGGTTGGAGGCGTCGAGGCGGTAGCTGTAATCGTCCGTCATCCGCACGCGCACATCCGCGGCGGTGTCTTTTTGCTTGCTCTTGCGTGGCATGGGGGGCTCTCCCTCGGGAATGGACCCCGGCCCGGCGGCCGGGGCTCAGAATCAGTTGGAGGTGTGACCGCGCACCAGCGTGCCCGGACGCATGCAGATCTGCATGTTCTGCATCATCGCCTCGACATCGACGAAGCGATCCTCCTGCCGGTCGGGGAAGACCGCCGAGTAGAAGTCGCGACCCGGCGTGTTCGCCATGCCGATGTAGTCGGGCGAGCCGTTGAACGTCCGGAACGTCTGGCGCGTGCCGAGCGGCAGGAATGCCGCCTCACCCGCGGGGATGAAGCTGCGGGTGACTGTGGTGCCGTCTTCCTGCGGCACCGGGGCCTCGGCGAGGTATTCCTTCCAGCGGATCCCGCCGAAGTCGAAGCCCGCCGAGGTATCGTCGCGCAGCGGGTCGCCGCCGTTGGCGTTCTGGAAGTACTTGTAGCGCTCCTTGAAGTCCGCGTGCCCCATGAGCTTGTCGGTGAAGTCGGGATGGATCAGGCCCATCACCCCGGTCATCACGTCACCGAGCAGCGACAGGCGAACGTGGCGCGTCACCTCACGGCACTTGGCGCCGAGGTCGGTGGTGCCGGTGCCCAGCACGAAGTCGACCGACTTGCGGGTGATGCCGAACTTGTCGAAGAGATCGACCAGCTCGGTGCCGTCGGCGTCGAGCACCACCCCCTGGATCGCCTTGGCGCGGTGATACTCGCGGGTGATGTCGATCGAGCCGCGCAGTTCCTCCTGCCGGTCCATGACCTCGTCCTGCGCCTGCTGCAGCTCGGTCTCGGAGCCGAAGGCCCGGATGTTGTCGATGTCGTCGGCGGTGATGCGCGACTTGAGGCCGAAGCGCTCGGTGCGGAAGTCGACCATCTTGCGCTTGCCGCGCGCCTGGCCGGGGAGCGGCGAGCCGCGCTCCGACGACTGCACCAGCTGCAGCACGCCGTTGTGGCTTTCCACCGAGAAGGCGGTGCCGCGAATGCCCTTGGAGCTGAAGAGCCCCATGGCACCGATCACGCCCCACTGGTTCGGGATCACGCGGATCGCCTCCCCTAGCGCCATGGCCGAGAAGGCGTCTCCCTTGAAGATGTTGATATGGGCCATCGGAGGCCTCCTGTTCTGGAATGGCGCCCGCGGGCGCGGATGGTTGCACGCCGCCTCGCCGGGCGGCGCGACGTGGATCAGGTGGTGACGATGCCTGCGTCGGCGAGTGCGGCGCAGGCAGTGTCGCGCTCGCCTTCGGTCGACCAGGTGGCGTCGAAGAGAAGCCCGAAGCGGCGGCAGCGGGTGTGGCGGGCCTGGACGATGGCATTGGTCACATCGGCCGAGGCGGCCGCCGCCGCCGTGCGCAGCACCGCCACCGGCGTCTCGGACCCGTCGGTCGCGGTCCGCACGCTGCGGATGAACTTGCCGGACGCGGTGACCTTGCCGAGCACCGTGCCGGGCTCGAGGTCGGCACCGGCGCCGATGGTCACGACGTCGCGGCTGTAGTCCGCCACATCGTACAGAAGGAAGTCGCCGGGCGTCCGGCCTTCGGTCAGGGTGGGCATCGTGATGTCCTTTCGGGGGAAGGGTCAGGAAGAAAGACCTGCGGCGGTGCCGAAGGTCAGGAAGCGGTGAACCGCTTGGCCGCGCGCTCCGCGATACCGGGCTCCGCGCGGGGGCCCGCATCGTCGCCCGGGCCCGGGGTTTCGAGCTCGGTCGCCTCGGCATCGATCGTCGAGGACAGGCCGCCGCCCGAGCCGCTCTTCGGCGCGGCGGCCAGGTGCTTGATCGCCTCGGCCGACGTCATGTCGCTGTCGAAGGCGAAGCTCTGCGCCAGCTCCTCGCGCCCCTCGGCCTCCGGGCTCTTCAGGATCGCGGCGATGCGCGCCTTGGGGTCCTCCGCCGCCGGGCTTGCGGGCTCGGGCGTCGTGGCCGCCGGCGGTGCAGCCACGGGCGCGGTGGCGGACGGTGCAGCCGCCGGCGGGGTGCTCTCGGCCGTGGTCTCCGGCGGGGTGCTCGTGTTGGTCTGGCTCATGGTGGATGCTCCTCTGGGAGTGGTCTGCCGTGTCCGGGCACGGCCGTTGATGTCGTCCGCGAAGGCCTTGAACGCCTCGCGCGGGTTCGCGATCTCGTCGGCAAGCCCCGCCTCGACCGCATCGGTGCCGATCAGGCATCGCGCCTCGGTGGCAAGCGCGGCGTCGGCAGTCAGCCGGTCGCCGCGCCCCAGCGCCACGGTCTCGGCGAAGAGCCCCCGCAGCTGCTCCATTTCCGCCTGCAGATCGTCACGCACGGCCTCGGGCAGCGGGGCATAGGGGTTGCCGTCGGCCTTGTGCGCCCCGGCGGAGATCACCGTCACCTGGACCCCCATCGCCTCGAGCGCGCCGGAATAATCCGCGTGCATGCAGATCACCCCGATCGAGCCCGCGCCGGCCGTGCGCGGCATCACGATCCGCGTGGCCTGCGAGGCCAGCGCGTAGGCCGCGGAATAGGCGTGGTCGCTGACGAAGGCCCAGACGGGCTTTTCCTCGCGCAGCTGGCGGACCTGGTCGGCCAGGGCGAAGCAGCCCGCGACCTCGCCGCCGAAGCTGTCGATTTCCAGCGCGACGCCGCGCACCGTCCCATCCCGGCGCGCCATCTCGATCTGCGCCGAAAGCCCCTCGTAGGAGGTCTCGCCCGACGACTGGCCGAGCCACGCGCCGCGATGCACGAGCGTGCCCGTGGCCGGGATCACGGCGACTCCGTCGCGCACCCGGAACGCGGATCTGCGGCCGCCGCCGATCTCGTCTTCGAGCCGCTCGTCGAGCAGCGAGGCCCGCGCCCTGCGGCTCGCCTCGGGCGTCGCCTCGGCGCCCTGCACCTCGATCTCTGTGCCGACGATGCGCGGGCCGAGCCCCATGATGAATGCCGCGGCCTTCGCCGGCGCAGCAAGAAGCGGCGTGTGAAACACACGCGCCGCGATCTGCGGATGTCGCATTGGTTCAGTCCTCGGGTGTGGGAGCGGGGCCGACGGTCGGGCCCAGCAGCTTGGCGAAGCTTTCCTGCGCCGGGTGCAGCATGCCCTCCGGCATGGCCGAGATCTCCCGGCCGATCTGCTCCATGTTCTCGGCGTAGTCGGTGCCGGTCAGCTCCGCCGCCTCTTCCTCGAGCGTCGAGAGCCCCAGCGCCACGCGCATCGCCGCCGCCTGGGCTTCCTTGACCGGATCGACGAAGCCCTTGCCCGGGCCGATCCACTTGGCCCGCGCGTAGGCCGGCCAGAAGGTGTGGAAGTCCGGCGCCCCGCGCGGCAGAGCGATGTGCCCGTCGAGCACCTGCTCTTCCAGCCACGCCATGAAGTAGAGCTGGCAAAAGCCCTGCGCGAAGGCGACCCGGCGCGCCGTCCAGCCGCGCCAGATCTCGATCATCGCCGCCCGCGCGCTCGAGTAGTTCGTCTTCGACCAGTCCGAGGCGAGCTGCTCGTAGCTGATGCCGAGACCGGAGGCGATGTGGCGCAGCACCGCCGCCTCGAAGTCCGCGAACTGCGCCGCCGGCCGCGCTGTCGAGACCATGCCGATCTCGTCGTTCGGGTAGAGCGTCTGGACCCGCGCGCCGCCGAGCTTCACGCCACCCCGGCCACCGTAGAACGCCGCCCGGTCGGACTGGTAGTTGAGGAAGGTCTCGCCGTCGCCCTCCCCGAACATCTCCTCCATCATCTCCGGCCCGATCGGGCTCTTGATGAAGGCGGCGAGGATCGCGTTGATGACCGCGGCCTGCAGCTCGACCCGCGAGTAATGATCCTCCATCTTCAGCCGCTCGACGATCGGCGCGAGCCGGCTCACGCCCCGCGTCTGCCCGTCGCGCAGCTTGTCGAAGAAGTGGATCACCTGAGGGCGCCCGTTCATCCCCTCGCGCGCGATCCGCTTCCAGCTCATCGCCTCGGCGACGTTCGGCCAGGCGCTGTCGCGATGCCCCCGCCGGAAGTGATAGCCCCGCGCAACGCCGTCGCGGGTGATTTCCACACCACCGCGCAGCCGTTCCTCGTCCGCCGCGTCATTGGGGTTGCACAGCAGGTCCGGGTCCACCAGCCGCAGCGTCGTCTTGAAGGGGCGCATCTGGCGCCAGTTCACCAGCCCGATCGCCTCCCCCTCGATAAGGTAGGTCCGGTACGCGCTGCCGAAGAGCTGCGGCAGGGTCTGCGCCCGGGTCGTGTCGCAGTAGCGGCGCGGATCGTCCGCGTGCAGGCGCCAGCGGGCCTCGACCTGTTCCTTGAACTCTTGCGCCCACGCGGAATCGAGCCCGAGGGCCCGCCAGTCCGGCTTGAGGAGCGGGCGGAAGTTCGCGCCGATGACCCCGTCGACCTCCTTCGAGATCGCGCCGGCGGCCCAGCCGTTGTTGCGGCCGAGATCGCGCGCCCGGGCGCTGATCCGGTCCCGCCCCGGCAGAACCTCGGCGTCCGCCGCCCGATTCGAGGGCAGGAAGCCGCTGAGGGTGTCGATGCCCGTGTCGGCCGCGACGTAGGGCGTGCTGCCGTTGAACCCGGCGTCCCGCATAGCGCCACGTTTGCGCGGCACAAGGGGCACCCGGGTCAGGGCGGAATGGTCGATCCCCATCAGAAGATCACCCGGCGCGAGCCGCGCACACCGCCCTGCCCCAGCTGGCGCTTCAGCGAGGCGATGTAGCGGCGCAGGCCCGCCTCGTTCGCGGGGCCGTATTCCGTGCGGTGACCGTCGTAGGCGACCACGGTCACGCTCTCGCCCATCAGGACGGCGTGAAGCGCCTCCTCGGCATTCTCGAGCCGGGCTTCCAGCGTTGCGGTATCAGCCATTCTGCTTCCTCAGGAGTTCGGCGAGCCGCGCCGCCTTGTCGGCGGAGGCGTGTTTCGCCTTCGGGCGTTTCTGCTGTGCCTCCGCCGCCGGCATCAGCGGCAGCGAGGCGTCGAAGAGGTCCGGCTGGGCGTCGGGCGGCGGTGCGCTGCGCTCGGCATCGAGCGCGTCCCATTGATCGTCGGTCATCGAGGCCCAGCCTTTGCGCAGCGCGCCGGCCTCGGCGTAGTTCATCGTGTCCAGCGCCTCGTTGCGCCGGGTCGGCTCGACCAGCACCCAACGGCTGGTCATCACGCCATGCTTGTTGCGAGACAGAACCCGATGCTCGGCGGTGAGCATCCGGAAGTACTCGTCCCCGAGCCCCTGGGCGAACTGCGTAAAGCCCCGCTCCTCGGGATCTTCCTTGCCCAGGTGCGCGTAGAGCCCTGCCTTCATCGAAGAGACGTTGAGGTTGAAGGCGCGTTTCTGCGCCCGCTTCACCTTGCCGTCCTTGCGCCGGTCGAACTTCTGCAGCGCCATCAGCGGCCCGTTTTCCTGCGAGCCGCCCTTCACGATGATCACCCGCCCCCACGGGTGCGGCCGCGCCCAGCTCCACACGTCGTCGGTGTAGGCGCCCCCGTCGATCGCGAGGATGTCGATGGCGACCCGCAGCCCGAGCATCGTGCGCCATTCCTGCTTGAGCAGCGCGTTCAGCGCGGCCCGGCCCGCCTCGTCGCTGATGTGATGCGGGATCACCCGGTAATCCACGACCCAGCGCCGCCGGTTGCGACCGAAGGCCACCAGCTGCACCTCGATGCGATCGTCCTGGCAGTCGACACCGGCCGCGAAGATGAAGCCCGTGCTCGGCAGGACACCGAGGTCGAGCACCGTGCCGGGCTCCGCGAGCTCCGCCCGGTCGCGCAGTTTCTCCCAGTCCGGCGCGTCGGTGGCCTGCTCGTAGGGCAGCCCCAACACGTCGTTCCAGAACACCTGCTCGACGGCCGCCTTGATCGGGCGGCTCGTGGCCGGCGCCTTGTCCTTCTGTCGCTCCGGCCCGGGGTCGGTGTTCGCCGAGGCGCCAGCCTCGAGCCGGGTCCAGCCCATCATCTGCGCGTATTCGACCGCGATCGAGGCCCAGTCCCGCTGCGGCGCATAGGCCCGCCACAGGTGGAACCCGGGATGGTCACCGTGCGGGTTGCTCGGCACCCACGTGCCCTGCCGCACGATCCGTTCCTTGTCCGCGTGCCGGATCGGCGCCCTGCAGCTCTCGCAGGTGAAGTGCGCCGCGTGCAGCCGCTCGGGCTCGAGGCTCGCGCGGAAGTTCTCCCAAGTCAGCGGCTGCGCGAACCCGCAGTGCGGGCACGGGACGTGGAACAGCCGCTTGTCGCTCCGGTCATAGGCCTCGGTGATCCGGCACGTGCCCTTGATCATCGCGGTGGAGACCCGAAGGATCTTCGCGTCGTCGTAGCCCGAGGCCCGGCTCTCGGCGAGCTTCTCGGGGTCGCCCTTGTCCGACGTGTCGAACTTCGAGAGGTCATCCATGATGACCAGCCGGCGGCTCGTGCCGGTCAGGTCGGCCGGCGAGCCCGAGGAGACCACCTTGAGCGAGCCGTTCCGCTCCAGCGTCTCCTGGTTGTAGATGTTGTCGCGGTTCTCACCCCGCCCTGCCCCGAAGATCTTGATCAGCCCCGGCGCCTGGCGCCGCATAGGCATCCACTTGTTGTTCACCCACTCGCTCGCCGCGCTAGCGGTCGGGTGGACGATCAGCGAGTCGAGCGGCGTGTATTCGTGCCAGGCCCCCAGCGTCGGCTGGATGATCGACACCGTCTTGCCCCACTGCGCCGAGCCCCGGATCGTGACCTCGCGGCTCGGATGCTCCGGCGACAGCACCTCGTGGATCTCGCGCAGGAAGGCGAACCGCGAGATGTCGAACGGGCCCTTGATCGGCGAGCGCTCGTCGAACTCGATGTTCTCGACGCACCAGCGGGTGATGTCCGGCGGGAGCGGCGGTGCCATGGCACCAGCCATGGCCCGGCACACCACCCGCTCGGCGGAGGTCACGAAGCCCATCAGAAATCCGCGTCCCGTTCCTCGTCGTCGAGCGTCGCTCCTTCGGCAACCTCCCCCAGGGCCTCGGCCCGGCGCGCCCGATGCTCTCGCCACAGGTCGAGCAGGATCTTCCGGGCCGCCTTGAAATCGACACCGAGCTCGTCGGCCATCGCCCTGGCACTCCTGCGCAGAAGGTCCTCGATCTGGGCAAGCTCGCGCGACAGCGCCCGCGCGGCCTCGCGCCCGGCCTTGTCCGCCAGCACGAGGCTTTCCTCGTCCAGCATGTTCTGGCGCCGCAGCCGCCGCGCCTCTTCCTCGGCCTTCTGCGTGCGCGCCAGCTCGTAGCGGTCGGGATCGCTGCGCCGCAGCTCGCCGTCCCGCGGCGCAGGCGCTGCCGGCGCGTCAGCGTCCGGCCGAGCCTCGTCCTCGCGCAGGCGACGCCTCGTGTCCGCGCCGTTTCCGAGCAGCTGCCCGGGGTCGAGCCGATGCTGAAGCGCGGCCCGGACCTTCTCGACATCGAAGCGGCGGGCCCGACCGTCACCAGTGTAGCAGCCGTCGAGCTTGCCCTCCGACACCCACTGGCTGACCCGACCCTTCGAGATCCCGAGCTCGTTCGCCAGTTGCGTCGTGTTCATGCTGCTCCTTCCCGCGGGATGTTGCGAAAGCCCCTTCGTTTAGCCCCGTTCGTTTAGGCTTTTGATTTTGTTTAGCGTTTCAAAAGTCATGCGCCTCGCGACCCCGTATACGTACGAGGTCTGGGAAGGACCCATGAAATCGGGTTTGTACTGGCTTGATAGCGCGAGCGGCGCGGAGGTGGCCGCCGATGGAACGAGAAGCCCCGGTGGCATCTCTGCCCCAGAACATTCGTTCGAGAATTGCGTTGCACTTGGCGTCGCGGGCGAGGCTCTTGCCTGATCCGCGATACAGGGGTCCACGGTGTTGCCCTTCCACGCCAGCCGGCATGTGATTACTTCGTTGGCAGGGACCGCATTGGATCGTCCTTTGCAATCGGTATGCGAAGGATACGGCAACTGTCAACAATCAGACATTGCGTCGAAGAGGAATTTACCGCTCGTCCAAATCGAGGTTGGGGGAAACCCGCAAATCTTCAGGCTAGTAGGGAATACCCTACCTACAGATTTATCAGATTATTTTCAGACCATTAACGAAATGTTAATCTTAGCTCGGCGCGCGCGGCTTCCACATGGCCGGTGAGACCCTTGCCAGAGCCCCCTAACGTTTGCGAGGCTTTGAAGAGGCGCACGAGCATAGACGCGTCGAACCCATACGCGACAGTAATTTGAGGAAGAAACATGCCGATTGACACCCCACAGCCAGCGAACGTCACCCACGCAGCTTCCCCGACACACGCCAACACCCTGACGCCGGTATCGAATGTCGACGACATCGAAAGCGTATTGGTCGGGGATAGCTCGATCAATCTCGACAACATCACCTACACAGGAGCGGAGGAGGCGATTTCGCTTCTGGAGGAAGGATACACGATCAGCGAAATATCGGGGACTGATCCGACTCCTACCGTAGGGATCGGATCTGGCATCTTTCTTTCCACCGGCGGTGCCCCGGGCACTGAAAACACCAGCAGTAGCTTCACTGTGAGCCACGGTGAGCCCGGAAACGCCAGCCTCGACCAGACCGTTCAGGACGCATTCCCGGGCGCCGGCGAAACCCAGGATGCTGCGGTGGTCAGCTTCACCTTCGATTCCGCCGATGTCGGGGATGCGCCGTCGATCAGCCTCGACGTCTTCTTCGGCTCGGATGAGTACCCCGAGTTCGTCGATAGCGCGTTCGTCGACATCGCCGCGATCTACGTGAACGGCGTAAACTATGCCCTCTTCAATCAAGACCCCAACCAACCGCTGTCGATCGTCGGAGACTCCATCAATAGCCCGGGCAACTTCTTCAACAACAACGGTGACGACGGCTCGGACGGCGACCCCTATACGGGCACTTATGACACCGAGTACGATGGCTTTTCGACACTGTTGAACATCCTCGCCCCGATCCAGGATGGAGAGAACGAAATCACGATCGCGATCGCCGACACTGGGGACACAGCCTACGATTCAGGTCTGTTCGTCGGCAACCTGCAAGGGTCGAACTCGACGGTAAGCGGTAGCTACGTGACAGTGGAGGGCACTGGTGAAAGCGAGTCCTTCGAAGGAAATGCTGCACCTCAGCTGTTCAATCTCGGCGGCGGATCGGATTCGATCACCGGGTCGGCGGAAGAGCTCGACGGCGATGTCGTGTCCGGCTTTGGGGATGATGACAGACTAATCGTCGAAGGCGCCAGTTTCGGGTCCGATGACGTCACGGTCACTATGGGGTCTGCAATTCTCGACATCGACACCGATGGAGATGGCGTTGCGGATACGACGATTACGCTCGAGGGCGATTTTTCCGAGGCATCTTTCTCCTATCTGACGGAGGGCGGCAACACGACCATCGACGCGACCGGCGTGATTACCGGCGGGGTTGATCTGACCGGCACCGACGGCAACGACTGGCTGGCCGGAACTTCGGACGCTGACACGATCCTCGCGCTCGCCGGCGACGATATTGTCTATGGGTATGCAGGCGATGATTATCTGGATGGGGGCAGCTGGCACGATATTGGTACAGTCGACAGGTACGACTTCGTCGATGGCGGCGCCGGCAATGACACGATCCTCGGAGGCACAGGCAACGACTCCCTGCTTGGCCGGGATGGAAACGACCGGGTCTTTGGTGGCGCCCACCATGACAACATCGCGCTGCACGATGGCGATGACTATGCCGAAGGAGGCAACGGGAACGACTCCATTGGTGGAGGTTACGGCGATGACACCCTGATCGGCGGCTCTGGTGCCGATGAGATCGGCGGCGGTCTCGGAAACGACCTTATCGATGCCGGAGAAGGTCCGGACATAGCGTCGGGAGGCGACGGGACCGACACGGTTATGGGCGGATCTGGCAATGACACACTTGCCGGCAGCTACGGAGAAGACAGCGTCGATGGTGGAACTGGGCACGATTCAATGGGCGGCGGTTTCGGAAGCGACACACTGACCGGCGGAAGTGGAGAAGACTCGATCGGCGCGGGAGACGGCGACGATTTCGTCTTCGGGGAAGCTGACTCGGATTTCCTCGCCGGTGGCGAAGGGAACGATGACCTGAACGGCGGCAGCGGCGCCGATACGCTGAACGGCGGCACCGGCGACGACACGCTGAACGGTGGCGAGGGCGCAGACCTCTTCGTCGTCAACGTCTACACCGACGGTGAAACCGACGTCATCGAGGATTTCGAAGACGGCATCGACATGATCCGCTTGTTCGGCGCGGGCCCTTCGTCCCTCGAGATCACGGACGTGGACGGCGGTGCCCAGGTTGAAATCGGCGACACCGGTCAGACGATCTATCTCGAGGGGATGACAGCAGACGCGCTGACCGCCGAAGATTTCCTCTTCGTCTGATCGAGGATTACAATCGATCTGGCCGCCCGGTCGCGTATCGCAACCGGGCGGCCACGCAATGCGAGTGCAAGCAGGTCGTGCAGAGCTTCCCGCGATCCCGTCAAGACCGCTCCAGGCATTCAGTCGCCAACGTCGCTGAAATATCCTTTCCGAAGATGTCGACCAGCACACGTGTTTCAGCGCCGTCGATATCGACAACCTTGGCTGGCATCCCTTCGAACGGACCGTATGCGATCTGCATCACGTCGCCGGCCTCGAACTCGTGTCCCACTCGCATGTAACGCTTCAGGCCTGGTGCCAGCCGGCCTCCGCCCCACTGCCGCATGAGCCCGATCATCTTCTGCTCGGAGATCCGCAGCGGGCGGCCGCCCGTGCCCATGACACCTGCGACGATGTCGAGTTCCATCAGGTCCTGCCAGCGGTTCTCGCCAGCGGGCCAGCCCACGAACATCCAGCCTGGCATCAGCGGAAAGCTCTGCAGCTCGCGCTCGGGGGAGAACTGGTTTCGGCGGCGCCAGTCCTTCCGGACCGGTAGGAAGACCTCGAAGCCCGCCCGTCGTGCCAGAAGCTCGGACACGAACACCCGCTCGCCGGTATTCGCCAGGCGCCGCTTGCGCGCGCGCCCCTGCCGGTCGCGGTAGCTCTCGTAGTCCGCGCCGAGCACGCAGGTCGTACGGCCGGGATTGTTGCGGATCCGGTAGCGTACCGCGAACCAGTCGATCATTCGCCCTTCGATCTTGCCCATGACGCTCATGCCGCGCCCTCCTTCGTTACAGGCAGCAGGGCCATGGCCCGCGCTTCGAGCTGCGCGTACCAGGCGAGCCACTGGCGGTCGCCCTCGTCGGCGACGCCGCGGCGCACGCGGTCCTCGCGGACCCGCTTACTGCTGTCATGCTCCGCCGCCCGTTCGCGGATGCGCCGCCAGTCGCCCTCGCGCAGCGGCGGGCGCTTGAGCGCCGAGAGGAACTGGAACTCGGCCACCAGCGTGCCCTCCTCCAGCGCCTGCGGCCCGCGCGCCGAGCCGAACCAGCTGGCGATCACCGGGATCTCCTCGAGCGGGCGCGGCGCGATCGCCTCGGCCAGCGGCGTGATCGTCGCCATGCGCGGCCAGCCCCGGCGGTCCTTGCCCTCGCCCTTCGTCTTCAGAAACTCGCGCAGCGTCACCAGCTGGTCGTCGCCGAGGTAGGCGAGCCCGTCGGCGAGATCGACGAGGAACTTGGCGTGCTTCGCCTCGGTCACGTTGCCGGGCTTGCGAAAGCCCCAGGCGGTCAGCGGGTCGATCAGCAGGCGGCGCACCCGGTCCCGCTTGGTCTCGGTCTTCGTGGTCTGCGCGTCGGTCATCGTCCGTCCCTTTCTCGGCAAAGGCCCGCCCGCTCACGCTCTTCGGGCGTCAGCAGGTTCGCGGCGAGGATGTGTTTGAGCACCCAGGGCGTCTCTTCGGCGAGTTCCGCCAGCGCGTCGGCATGGCCGTCGCGGAACCGCTCGACGGCTCGGTTGGCCGCCTTGATCACCATCGGGTTCGGAGGGGTCGCGGGCGCGTCCGCGCGCGCGTAATGGTTCTTACATGGTTCCTGCCTTATATAGGCAGGGTCTGATTTGAACCCTTTTCGGGTCAGATTTGACCCCTTTTCCGGTCCGGATTTGAACCCTTTTACGGGGTCGGATCTGAACCCTTTTAGGGGCACCACCGACGCCCGCGTGAGGAAGCCGTAGCCACTTGTCCGGCCCCGGCCGCGACCGGTGATCCGGGTGATCCAGCGCGCCTCGACCAGCTCGGCGATCGCGCGCTTGATCGTGGACTTCGAGCGCCCGGTCAGGTCTTCGAGTTCGGCAATCGACGGGTCGCATTGCAGGGTGTGCTTGTTGGCGTAGTCCAGCACCAGGACATGCGCGAGCATCTGCGCTTGCGCGCTAAGCCCGGTGTCCCGGCGCACGGCCTTGAGCCAGCCGAACCGCTGGTGCTGCCACTCCTCGGCGGCGATCAGGCGCGCGCCTTCCGGCGTGTCGAAGTCGCGTTGTCTTGCTGCGGAATCGGCCACGTCAGCCCCTCTCGACAGGTTCAGCGCGCACAGCCTCTCCGGGCCGCGTCACGCGGTTGCGCCACCCCAAGGGCCGCGCGCGTTCGGTCGCGGGGGCGGGGCTTCTGCGTCCCACACCCCCGCTCAAACCCACCCGCGTGGCACGCGAGCAGGTATTCCTCAGCCCCGCATCGCCGGGTCCAACGCCTTGCCGGCCCAGTAGACCGCAAGGCCCCGAGACAGCCGGTCCCGCCCCTCGTCGAAGAGCGTCACGTCGGCATCGAGGCGGGCCTCGACCACGTCGCGGGCAGCAGCGGCGATGTCAGCAAGCTCGCCGGGCGGATCACGCCCCAGAGCCAGAAGCGCGCGCTCCAGCGCCCCCACCAGGTCGGTGCAGATCACCATGCCGCCCCGGAACAGGACGACGGCGGTGGCGGCGGTGAGCAGCCGCGCGGCCGGGCTCGGTTTGCGGGTCATAGCAAGCCCCCTCTCGGTGGTTTCAGATGGTCGGGCAGCGGCGGGTAATCGCCCGGCCGGGTCAGCTCGAGCCGGCACGGCGGGATCCGCACGAAACGCGTGGTGCGTTCGAGGTGAGCGGCATCGTCGCGCCGCCAGACGAGCCACGAATAGCTCGTCGCGCTGGTCGGTTTTTCCGCCTTGCCGCCGCCCTTCGCGCCCTTGTCGTCCGGCTTCCAGATCGGCACGTCCGGGTCGAGCAGAACGCCCTTCCACATGACGACGCGCTCCACGAACGGCAGCACGAAAGCCTCCGGCGTTTCCTGGAAGAGCGAACGGTAGCGGTCGACGCCCTCGACGAAGGAGGTGCGCACCAGCATCGCCACCCCGCGCCGCGCGTAGGTCAGCGCCTGCCGGATGAAGTCCGCGCCCAGCCGGAACGGCGGGTTGGTGATGATCCAGTCCACGTCCGGCGCATCCTGCCCCCAGGGGATCAGGAAGTCGGCGATGCCCGCCTGCCCCGGCCAGCCGTAGTCGTGCACGTCGGTGGCGTGGACATGGTCGAACTCCTCGCCCAGCACCCGCGCGAGATAGCCCCGGTTGCAGGCCGGTTCCCACGCATGCTGAAGGTGGAGCGGCTCGCCCTGGTCGCGCAGGAAACGCAGCAGCGCGCGTGTCGCCCAGGGCGGTGTCGGGAAGTCGTCGAGGCTGTCGACGGGCTCGGCGCGCTGCGCCATGACGGCGGCGGAACGGTTGGCGTTCATGCGGCCCCCGCCTTCTGCGGGCGGCCGCCCGCGCCGTCAGGAATGTCGAGACTGTAGGCCTTGCGCCGCGCGGCAACCGCGTTGCGCGAGCACCCCGCGAGCCGGGCGATCTCCTGCAGATCCCGCCGGCCATCGGCCAGCGCCCGGATCACCCGGGTCAGCCGCCGCGCCTCGATCTGCTGGCGCGTTAGCAGGCGCAGCCCCGCTGCCCGTGCGATCTCGCGCACTGAGGCCTCGGAGAGCTCGAACCGAGCCATGGCGCGATCGACGGCGGTCTCGGGATCGCCCGCGCGCAGTTCCGCACAGACCTGCGCGTTGCGCTCGGTCTGCGACCGGCGCTGCCGCTCCAGCTGCAGGCCGCGCCGGGTCTGGACGCCCGCCTGCTGCGCCTCGCGCCGGCGCCGGTCGGCGTCAGGGCAGGCAAGCTTCGAGCCGTCCCAGACCGGCGGCGGATAGGCGGTCGCGCCGATTGGCACCCGGCGCTGATCGGCCGGGATGCGCGCCAGCGCCTCGGCGATGGCAGCCTGCTCTTGCGGGGTCAGCACGTCAGGCATGGAAGCCTCCCCTGCAAAAGGCCCCAGCGCACGAGCTGTGTCGCGACGCCGAGGCAAGGTGCAACGGGGAGTTGCGCAGCATTAATCGCCTTAACGTAGCGGAAAGAAAAGGGTGCGCGGGGACGGTCGGGTGATTTCGACGTCGGGACACACCCCCGCGCACCAGGTGGCGGGGCATGAGGGCACCCCGCCGAACAGGCCCGGACAGGTCGGGGCCGGTGTTCCGTAGGGGATGGGTCATTGCACCCTCCCCGCATGCTTCGCGAAATGCAGCGTACCGAAGGACGCGCGAAGACGCTTGACCAGCACCTCCGGGTCCGCGTCTAGGTCGCTGCAAATCGCAGCCGCCGCGTCGATCAGCAGACAGGCCGCGTCTTCCTTGCGGTCTTCGTGGTGCATGGCGGAAGCGACAATATCGAGGATCTGGTCGACAGTGTTCACGCCGCGTCCTCCGTCCGGGCCCCCACCCTCCGCACACCCTTCGCGACGCTGGCGGACAGGTGGTCGAGGAACCCTGGCGCCTCCAGCACCGCGATCATCACCTTGTCGGCGGTCGGGCGGCTGGCGGCGTTCCACCAGTTCCAGGCGGTGCTGTTGCGCACCCCGAAGAAGCTCGCGACGTCCTCGGGGCGCCGGAACGCCCCGCGCAGCCAGTCCGACCAGATCTCGGCGGCGATGACCTGCATCCTGTAGCGGTCCAGTTCTTTGGACCGCGACACGGGCGCGGATACCGAGTCAGCGTCTGGGCATGACCCGTTCGAAACCACCAGTTTCAGATGATCGCTCATGCGGCACACCTTCCGGTTGCGCGAATCGTAGGGAGGGGACCAAGGTTCGAGGTGAGTGGATGTGAGGGTTTTAAATGTCTCAAATTGTTCAAGTTCGGCCGGCCATGCCGATTGCTTTGGAATACCAAGATGCAGATGGCGTAGTTACAGAACGGCAAATCAATCTGAACGCCGTCGAGCTTGCCGAGAACGATCACCTCTATCTCCACGGCTTTTGTCAGTTGCGCAGAGAAAACCGAACATTTCGCGCTGGCCGAATTCGCTCCATAGCCAAGAAGGGCGGACAACCTGTAGATGTTGTCAGCTTCCTGCGCCGCGAACATCTTGTCGACCTCAACACAACTCATGCGCCCCCCTCCTCTGCGCCTGGCCAGTTCCAAGAGGTCTATCGAAGGAAAGAAGCCGACGCGCGTGCGGCGATCGAGGGATCTTGGGTAGCCGGACTTGTGATTATATTGGCCACACTCATCATCGTTTTTGCGGTCTTCTAGGGCCGTTCCGCTCATGCCGCGTCCTCCGCATCGCGCGGGTGATGCAACTCGAGCATCAACTCCGCATCGATCGGGAAGCCCCGCTCCCGGCCTGCGATTACGACCCCGCGCTGATACTTTGCAGGTATGCCACCGTTCGCAGCCCACTTGTGCACGCTGTCCGTGCTGACCGATCGACCCAAGAGGCTTGTAAGATCCGACGCGAGATCAGACCGCTTAGGCCACAGATCGATCAACCCCCTGATGCTCGAAATATTGTCCATGGCGATATGAGTAATGGACGATTCGTCCAAAGGTCAAGCGTGGACGGAACTTTTATGGACGTTTCATCCACAGTGCGTTCAATGCCGATATGACCAAAAGGGACACGATGCCAAAGATCGACCTCAACAACGTCGGCATACGCTTGGCGGCGATCCGCGAGGCAAGCGGACTGAGCAGCGGCGACTTCGCCCGCACTGTCGACATAGACCCGTCGAGCTATTCCAAGATTGAACTTGGCAAAAAATCACTCAACGCTGACATGGGCTTCCGGGTCGCTGAGAGGTGGGGAGTATCGATGGACTTCCTTTACCGTGGCTACCTAAATGGCTTGCCAGAGAACATCCTGAGCAGCCTTCGGCAGATCGAGAACAGCCGCCGCTGATAAGCCTTGTCGACGCTCTCGCCTGACCAATCACACCAGGCGAACATCACCCAATCGCAGAACTGACACCGCATTTATACCGAATCCCCCTCGCGTGTTCTCATCTTGTTCTCGCGACACAAATAGTGTCAACCCGAGCAAATGGACGATTTATCCATTTGGATAGTTGACAATGGACAAAACGTCCATAATCTTGCCTTCATCAACCGATGGAGGCACCCATGCCGAACAAGTACGTTCTCCCCGAAGAGGCGGCCTTCCTGACCAACCCGGAAGCCGCCGCCGCCGACCGCGTCACTCGCCAGGATTACTGGTTCCACGCGAAGCAGCGTCAGGGTCACCCGATCCGCAATGATGCGGGGCACCGCCTTGGCGATCTTGAGGCGCGCATCACTGGCCGCCCGACGCTCGCTCACGCTGCGACCGAGGGCGATCCCGACCCCATGCCGCCCGCGCCCGCCGTGTCCGAGGTCGAGGCAGGCCGTCAGCGCGCCCAGCCCGCGATCTTCGCCGCCGTCGCCCGCGCCATGGGCCGCACCGGGGGTGACGCGGCATGATCCCGGCCCGCGTCCGTCAGCCCCACGGCGCCCCCAGCCACGCCACCGCCGCGCTCGACTGGCGCGAGCAGCTGGCGATCGAGCTGGAGACCACCGGCAGCGCCGAGCAGCGCGTCGAGATGATGCGCTCGGCGGTGATCGACACCGGCGGCATCTGGATCGACCCGCCCGAGCGCGGCGGCTGGGGCCCTGCCTACCACGAGATCAGCCTCGGCGGGATCTCCGCGACCGGCAACAGCCGCGCCGAGGCCGTTGCCAGCTGGATCAAGGCCGTGCTGCGCGTCGCCCGCGCGGCGGCGGAGGCGCCGGCATGAGCGAGCGCCCCAGCACCGCAGATCTCGTCGGCCAGCTCAAGGATGCGCTCGAGACGCTCGCCAGCACCGAAGCCACGCTCGAGGCGCGCAAAGCCGACGAGGACGCCGCGGCGCGGGCGACCACCGACGCCCGGAACGGGCATAACGGTGCGCAGAAGAAGGTCGACGCCCTGATGGCGGCTCTTCGCGACACCCGCCATGGCGACTGGTCTTTCACGCGGAACTTGCCGGCCCGTCTCGGCGGTGCCGACGCCTTTGGAAACCCCGGAGACGCCGCATGACCACAGATCTCACCCTCACCACGCGGCAGCCATCACTCACGGACCCATGCCGCTGACGCCGGGCCGGGGCCCATGCGCAGTTTCCGCGCCGAGCGCCCCGGCCCGCCCTAGGACAACAGGAGGTTCCCATGTCCGACGCCCTTCCCTTTGCCGTCGCCTGCCTGCGCCAGTCCAGCGACGGCAAGATCCAGTCCCGCCGCTACGCCACGGCCGCCGAGGCCGAGCAGACCGCCCGCTTCCTCGCGGACCGGAACAACACGCCCTTCGTGGTGCTCGCCCCCGCCAAGACGATCTACCCGGGCGACAAGGCCCTGGGCCTCTTCGACCAGAGGTAACCCCATGCCGGGCATGACGCCCGCATCCCCCGCCGCGCATTTTGCGTCCGCCAAACCGTGAACATGAACGCGGCGGGGGCCACAGATGAAAGGAGGGCCACATGCCCCGAGACGAGCTCAACTTCCTCGAGTTCATGCAGAGCTTCCGGCGTGGCGAGCTGCTGCGCGAGGCCGATGATCGGATGCAGGAGGTTCTGGCCGCTATCCAGGAGACCGGGAACAGCGGCGAGGTCACCCTGAAGTTGCCGTTCAAGGTGAACAAGGCCGGCCAGATCGAGTGCGTTCCGCAGGTGACCGCGAAGAAGCCCAAGCGCGAACTGGGCGCCGGCATCTACTTCCTCAACGACGACGCGCGCCTCACCCGTCGCGATCCGAACCAGCAGGACTGGCTCGACGACATCGAGGCCCGGCGCGACCGCGCTGCGGAGTAACGCCCATGCTGATCGAAGCCACAACCAATGTCGGCGTCGAGGTCATGTTTGACACATCGAAGGTCATCGACTGGTCCTGGAACACCCTCGCGAAGAACACCGAAGCCGATCCTGCGCTCGAGGTCGTCTTCGACCGAACCGACATCACCAACATGACGCAAAGGGCCTTCTTCTTCAGCCAAGACGCCCAGCGTGTCGCCGTCTGCCTGCTGCGAAGTGCGACCGACGCCAACTGGTGGCGCAGCTGGACCTGAACCCCAAGAGAACCACAGGAGAAAAAGATGAACGACTTCCTCGAAACCGCCGAGATCGATCCGCCGTATGACCCCAAGTCCGCGCTTGAGGTCGCCCTGACCTCCGCCCGGATGGCGGACCCGGTGATAGAAGGCGACCACGGCCGGCGCTTCGCGCTCACGCCGCCCGACTTCAAGCTGAACGAGATCCCGTCTCCCTACCGCCTCCCGCCGCACATCCTGCAACGGGTGACCATCGACGACGCGGACTCGCTCGCGACCTACGCCAACCGCTTCAGCACCGGTGCCTCGGTTCTGATCGCCGACATCGACGCGCTGTCCGTGCATGCCTGCCTCGACTGGCACGATCACAACCAGTCCGACACGGCGCTTGCGCCCGGCGCCCGCAAGCACACGGCCACGCTGAAGTTGCGCGAGAGCGAGGAGTTCAAGCGCTGGAACGAGATCCAGAACGAGATGATCGACCAGATGGCGTTCGCCGAGTTCCTCGACGAGAACGCCGCCGACATTGTCGCCCCTGAGCCCGCCGTGATGATCGAGATCGCACGCGACCTCGAGGCCACGCAGGGCGTCGTCTTCAAGTCCAGCACCCGCCTTCAGACCGGCGAACGGTCGATCACCTACGAGACCGAGACCCACACCAAGGGTGACATCAAGGTGCCCACGCAGTTCACGCTGCAGATCCCGCTCTTCGCGGGGGAGGAACCCATCGACATCACCGCCAGCTTCCGTTTCCGGCCGCGCGCGGACGGGCTGAAACTGGGCTTCGTCTGGCGTCGCGTCGAATACCGCCGGCAGGCCGAGTTCCAAGCAATTGCCACACGCATCGCCGAGGCCACCGGCCTGCCGGTGATGTTCGGCCGCGCCGCAGATCACTGATGCCCATGTCAGCGCCCCGGCGACGGGGCGTTGCGATGGTCACCAGCATCGGAGCCAGTCATGCCCCAGAAATCACGAAAGCACGTCCGGCCTCGCGGCTGGTGGATCCTGCCCGGAATCGCGCTCGGCCTGTGCGCCTGGCCGCTGATCGTCTGGCGGATGTGGTGCGCCTTAAAGGGAGTAGCCCAGTGAAGAACAAGCTGACCGACCTGAACAACCACCTGTTCGCACAGCTCGAGCGGCTGTCGAGCGAGGACCTCGATGCCGAAGCCATCGAGCGCGAGGTGAAGCGCACCGAAGCCATCGTTTCCGTCGCCGACCAGATCACTGGCAATGCGGATCTGCAGCTGAAGGCCGCGAAGCTCTACGCCGAGCACGGCCCCGGCGTCCTGCAGATGCTTCCTCAGATCGGGGGAAAGTCCGAATGAAGGGCCGCATGATCGAATACAGCGACGCCGAGCTGTTCTGGGTCCAAGACAACAGCAAACGCCCGCGCCGCGAGGCTCACGCCGAGTTCGTCGAACTCTGGGACCGGCCGGACGTGTCGCTCTCCAACTTCAATGCGCTCTGCAAGCGCAACGGCTGGATGACCGGCCGCACAGGGTGTTTCGCGAAAGGCCAGGCGGCGCATAACAAGGGCAAGAAGATGCCCTTCAACCCGAACAGCGCACGGACCCAGTTCAAGAAGGGCCAGCTCCCTCACAACACCCGAGGTGCAGGGCATGAGCGGATCGATAGCAAGGATGGCTACGTCATCATGATCATCGATGAGCCGAACCCTTGGACCGGCGCAAAGACCCGCCCGGTGCACAAGCACCGATACCTCTGGGAGAAGCTCAACGGACCCGTGCCCGAGGGACATCGCCTCAAGTGCCTGGACGGCGACAAGACCAACACCGACCCGTCGAACTGGGAAGCCATCCCGGCGGCCATGGCGCCCCGCCTCAATGGCCGCTTCGGCCGCGGGTATGACGACGCGCCGGTCGAGCTGAAGCCCACCATCCTGCTCACCGCCAAGCTCGAGCATGCCGCGCGCGAGGCCAAGAAGCGATGACCGTCTACGTCGACGACATGCACCTGTCGCCCATGGGCCAGTTCGGGCGGATGGACGCAAACACCTTCGACGTGATCCGCCAGAACGTCGATCAGATCGAGGAAGGAAAGTGATGCCCGCCGCCCGCCCCTCAAAATCCGCTGTAGCCAACGTGATTGCCGCGATGCGCGAAGCCGGCCTCGTTCCTGGAATTGTCCGGGTGATGCCAGACGGCGGCTTCGAGGTCGCGGAACAAAAGCAGGTTGACGAATCTGAGCCGCGCCCCGGTAATCTCCCGCGCAAGTGGGGTCAGACGGGATGAGTGACATGCGGGTTCAGTTTCCGGGCTATGTGCCGGAGAAGCGCGCCGGAAGAACGCTTCACCGGGTGCGGGTCAAGGGCAACGCCGCGCGGCGCGTCACGATCCCCGTTGGCCCGGAAGACCCGCAATTCTCTGCCCTCTACCACGCCGCCAGGCGCGGCGAGAGCCCCGAGGTAGTAAAGCAGAGCCTCGCTCCCGCCATGAGCCTTGACGCACTGGTCGATGCCTACCTCGACCTGCTGGAGAGCGACGTACGCCACGGGCAGGCATCCCGCCTGACGCTCCGGCAGCGCAAGAGCCTGCTCAAGCGCGCATGCGACATGCCGGACGACAGCGGAACCGGGCGCATGGGGGCGCTGCACTGCGACCTTCCGCCGGCCGCACTGCGCCACATCATCGCGCAATGGGGCGCGAGAACCGCACAGGCCGACAACACGATCAAGGCGCTGCGCGCCGCCTATGACCGCATGGACTGGCTAGACGCGAACCCATGCGTCGGCATCAAGCGGGTGCACCGCTCCAAGGGCGGCACCACGCCATGGTCAGCCGGGGACGTGCAGGCCTTCATGAAAGCGCACCCGCAGGGCACCTCGGCCCGGGTCTGGCTCATGCTAGCGCTGTTCACGGGCGCGCGCCTCTCGGACCTTGCCAAGCTCGGCCGCGCAAACGAGGTGCGACGGGATGGTATGACCTGGATCGAATGGCAGCCATCGAAGCGGGGGTCGAGCCACACCTCGATGCCCATGGCGCCGCAGCTCGCCGAGGCCGTCAGGGCAACCGGCGTGATCGGGCGCACCTACATCCTGAACCAGCAGGGCCAGCCGTTTGCCAACGGACCGGTGCTGGCGGAAAGGGTCAGACGCTGGACCGCAGATGCCGGACTCGAGCGCAGATCTTCGCACGGGCTCAGGAAGGCGCTCGGCGGCATACTCGCCGATGCAGGAGCGACAGAACACCAGATCATGTCGGTGCTCTCTCACGCATCGCCGACGACCTCCGCGATCTACACGAAAAGCGCGCAGCGGGCGCGACTCGCGGGCGAGGCGATGGCCTCTATTCGGGGTCTGGATTTTGGGTAA